ACTCGGATTGAGTACTGGTGGAACTAAAGAACTATCTGACATTCCTTGATTCTCATCAATGTATTTTCTCCACGAGATGAACGTAGTGGGCCTAGACCCGCGAACATTTCAAACCGGCACCCTAATTTTGGTCGGCCTTGCCGACCAAAATTAGGGTTTGATACCTACTTCGCTAAGCGAAGTAGGTAACGCACAAAGTGCCGGTTTGAAATGCTTACGCATAAGACCGGCAGAATCATTTGGAACGGGCCTTGCGCGCTTTGCTGCGCAAGGCCCGTTTCAAATGTTCGCCGGTCTAAATTAGCCTTTCGTAAAGCATTCAAGTATGTTTCCAAGACGTCTAGTATTCTGTGGTGGTGGTACGCGTGTCATAACCTTTGTACATGCGTTAGTCGAACTCGAACGCGCCGGCCGATTGCGCAATGTCAATGAATATTGGGGAACGTCGGCGGGTGCGTTGATCGCATCGTTGTTTGCGTTATCCAAAACGGCTATGCGTATGCGGACAGTCTTAGATATGGTAGATTTCGTGAAATTTCGCGATATGGATGTGACGAATCTTTTTACAATTACGAGTTCGTGGGGTCTGGATGATGGTACGTCGCTTTTAAAAGAACTTGAGCGGATTTTTGAACTGATTGAGCCTGGCTCCTGTTTTCGTACGCTTCGCGACGTTCCAGAATTGAATATTGTCGTGAGCGATCTGAATATTCGCGAAACGGTCGTTTGTAACGCAATCAATTATCCTACCTTACGCGTAGTCGAAGCCGTACGAGCAAGTATGAGTTTGCCGATATTTTTTAAACCCTACGTGAATCCTATCAACGGACATTACTGGGTCGATGGCGCCGTACGAGCGAATTTTCCGTGGGATCAACTACCCAACGACGAGGCCCGTCGTGAATCTCTCGGATTCGCTTTTCTAAAAACAACGGACGTTGCTCCAGTCTCATTTATGGACTATGTATTTTCTATGATTCATTTCGATGAACCAAAGAAATTCAAACATTTAAAACAATACTGGAATTCCAACATTCTCTTCTTTCCTGTTCCGCCGTTTCCGGCGTGGTTTATGCGACTGCTTCCTGAAGACCATAAATTACTCGAGACAAACGGCGTACAGACCGCGCACGAGTGGCTTACGCAGCACCCATCTTCTGTTGTAGAAACGCCCGAAATCCCGCCTCGTTGCGCTCACCGTTGTATTCGGTCATATTCCCTTCCGCATCGTAAAATCGGATTGTCGGATATCCGCTCACCTTTTCCTTTACCAGTTCGGGATTCTTTTCCGCCTCTATCGCCGAGCATTGGACTGTCTTTCCGCCGATGGTCTGTGTAGCGCCGAGTTTTTCGAACTCGGGCTTCGCGGCGTGGCAGTGCGGACACCAATCCACATAGTACATATTAAACTTGTAGGGTGCGGCGGTTACGTAAGACGCTCCTTTTCCGTGATTCTCAAAGCCTTCCGTATTTTTGTAACGGGCCCAGAGAAAAATGAGAAGTACGCCGGCCAGAAAGCATACATAAGGTAAATAAGAGCGTTTAAAGAGCGACAACATCTTCTAATAAGAGATATGAATAAAATCGTGAATCGCGGAGGTACGCTAGTAAAACTATCGGCGGAGATTAGTGCCGATCCGCTATGGTTATCGTCCGATATCGGACGCGCAAAAACGCTGGAAGCGCGTTGGATAGCGATGGGAGTTTCAAACGACGAGTGTCGGAAACTTCTACCCTGCGCTATATGGCTCGCAAAGTTTCCGGGAACTCAATATTCTGATACAATTATGACGCGTTTAGCCGAATTACGTTGTACAAATTAGGTTCGCGCTCATTTGTAATGAAAAAATGAAATATTTGTGGTGTATATATAATACACCACAAATGACTACAAATGTGTACGTTCTTCGTTGTGAAAGCGGGAAGAGATATGTTGGAAAGGCAACGGATGTTCAAAAGAGATTTCAAGAACATAAATATGGGAATGGTTCTGCTTGGACAAATAAGTATAGACCGCTTATTATTGAAAAGATTTATAAGAACGTGAGTCCATATGAAGAAGATAAAGTTACAAAGGAAACAATGGGCAAATATGGAATCAATAACGTCCGTGGAGGCACATATTGTTCTATAAAACTAAGCGATGCTCAAAAAGAGTCCTTAGAAAAGGAGATTCGAGGTGCTCAGAATTGTTGTTTCAAGTGTGGAGATACAAATCATTATGCGATGGATTGTAAAAATGAAAGTGACGATGATGACGAGGATGATGCCGAAGAAGAGGACGAGGAAGAGGATGATGACGAGGATGATGACGAGGAAGAGGACGATGACGAGGAAGAATACTAAAGAAGAATTCAAGTCTAACGAAATCCACCGGTCATTCGAAATCGCGTAGCCCGACGTTTTTTAAGCGTACCTCTTCCTTTGACGGCGCGACAAGTTTTCGTCTTGAGATTTCGGCTTTTTCCGCATCCACTACTGAACGCACTCAACTCCGAACATAATCCTGTAAATGATTCGTGCGACTGAGATTCTTGAAGTTCTTGGCACATAACCTTTTCTGCGCCGTACAGCCACGACGTAATTTTTCGTCGGCCTTCGGTAAGATTTGGTATTTTGCGTACAGACTCGTGCCAAATGCGACGCCATTCCGCGAAAGGAAGTACGTTCGGAAGCAGTGACCACCATTCTTGAATATAATACAAACGCTCATTCGTATTACTCATACCCCACCGATTACGTAATTCGGGAGTGTTTAATATACTGAGTGGAGGAGCATTTGGCATAGGACTTGTACTGACGGCCTTTCCTGGTGTAGTATAGGCTACGGAAAATAAAAAGTCCCATCCAATCATACGTCGTTGGGTACACGGCTTGGCAATCATACTCGCATATGTTGCTTTCACATCTTTCCACAGGGGGTCCTTGGTTTCCAACAGTTTCTGATCTCGTAATTTACCATTCACGCGATTATGAATACGATATAACCACGGAGCAAAATCTTGGCTTGGTACGGGATCCATTGCGTAATAATCACTTAGACTCGCACGACAGAACTTACACGGTAGCACCCACGGCAGTAATTCGAAAAACCGATGAAGTTCCTTGGATGCGGAAGTTTCAAAGGCGATGAGATGTAGTAATCTCCAACCACTCGGTCCCCAGAAGCGGGTATCCATCCTTACTTAAGGATGAGAAAATTTGAAGGTATTTGTACAGTAAAATCATATGTAATGAATCACGGCTATCCCGATACCTGGCGATATGACCACGAACTTACGCAGGAAGAACGGCGACTGGAGAACAAATATAACGAAGAAATGCTACTCTATATGCCGTATGACATCACACCTGGAAAGTGGCACGATATCTATTGGCTGCTGACGGAATGGCGTACGTCTTCGGCAACCATTCAGGCCGCGAGTACGCCTAGCGAGAAGCAAGAACTTCTGAAAAAGCGGTATTTATTGAGTTATCATTTAGATTCATATTTATCCAAAGTGATGCGACTAAAATCATAATGATAATATGATGATTTTATGAAATTATCCGGCGTCTATAGTTTTACGCGCGGATGGAATATTTGTAGAAGACAACATCGCCGTTCTTGAGGCCCGCCTGCTTCAGAGTTGAGGCTAAATCGAGGATTTTTCCTTTGTTGTCAATCACTTTTTCGTTGATAGTCACTTCAGGATCTATCTTCATCAGCGCGTCCGCCGCGTTCGCGAGTTGCTGTACGGTTTCCGAATCCTCGACCGTCAGCGTAAAGGAGTTGCCCGCGACCGTCTTGGCCAGATTGTAGATTTCGAGCGTAGAAAGAGTCTTGGTCGGCAGAATCTGCGCCTGCGTCTTCAGTGTCACCGTGAGCTTGGTCATTTGTTTCTACCTTAACAGAATATTTTTTTATTTTATGTGATCGCGCGCATGTAATGCGGTGAATGATCCGGTCACTAATACAATATAAAATAATAATTTAGCTTCAAAAGATGATACAAAGTGCTCTAGAAAAAGACTTACAGTTCCCCATAGTCCGATCCAAAGAAAAACAGTCAGCACTGTTTCTTCCAGAAAACGGTGCGGACTTCTCATTTTAAAAGGCTTTCTACTTAAAATCCGAACGTCGATGTACTCGCCAACATAGGGCGAACCGGGGTACCTGGTTGATACGATGCTTTACATTTGATATCGGGTTCTGGGCACGGTGCGCACTGTGCCGCGGGACACGCCGGGCACGCCTTCGGCTCCGGGCACTGTACAACCGGACAACGTGGACGAGGACAGGGAGGGCAGTCGCCAATCTTACAGGGTTTCGAGCACGTCGAAATACACGGAGGACAATGTGGTACCGACGACTTCAGAACATACTTCGACATATCCGGTTGCGGAGGACATTCCGTCTTCAGCATATATTTGGACATATCGGGCATAGGCGGGCACGGAGGTACCGTTGCCTTGAGTACCCACTTACTCGGATCTGGTTCAGCGCATTCTGGGCATCGCGGTGGCGGCTGAGGCACGGGAGGTCGCGGACATCCGCAGGGCCGTGGCTGTTTGCACCGATTACACGTAGTATTCTCATCGTCGTCGTAGTCATCGAATCCCTCGGTTTTCTGGCGCTTTCCTAACAGAAATCCTACTACGAGCGCAAGTAGGAAAAATCCGGCTACATAGAGTATATCTATCTTCAATCCTGAAGCCATTCTATTTATGATGAGTGATTTCTTTTGGCCTGTTCATTTACATCATATCGCCTTGGAATTTCGCAGTAGGATCATACTTCGGGCATCCAAACATTTCTGGATACCACGCGCCCCACGTATCGCCGATCCGATTACACACCATTGTAAAGTTACCTTTCCAAGAATAGTCGGCTCCTACCGCATCAGGGTTCTTTATACAGCCAAAGTTCGCCGGATCCCCTAGTTGCGCAGCCTGTACTTGACTACATAAATCGAGCGCGCGCTTTTTGAAATCTGGACCTCCTACAGTACTCGGATCAAATGCGGAAGCCGACGCACGGCGCGCAATAGTATCGTCGTTCATCAGGAATCCAGGGCGCTTATAGACATCGGGTGATACATCGCCATTGGGAAAATCGCCTCGCGAGGGTAACATATCTCCGCCCTGCGCACTCGTCAATTGCGAACTCGACGGATAATCCGCCGTCGAAAAAGGTACATCCATTCGCGTCGATTTCGTAGACGGTAAATCAATCGGAGGGGATGTGTCGCCCCTCTTCGAACCGTTCATAATCACTTGGATAGTTTTCATTTCGCGACTGTACAAATCATAGAGTTCCTTTGGTACGGGAGTTTCACTTATTGCGAGATTCGTCAACCGTTTCTCCATTTCTTCCAATCGGTCAATCAACCGGCCCTTCTGTGCGGTTTCCGGATTGAATTCGAGATTCAATTGTACATTCCATTTGAGATACTGCGCGTTTTGTAAAAGCGCTTGTAACGCCGGATTGGATGAGATCATATCCACGGGTGGAGCCGTATTCTTCGTTTCCATTTTGCCGACCGGAGCCATCAATGTGGGTAATGCGGAATCGGTATTGGATAATTGGGCTAAGAAAGCCTTGGCCGCATCCGGATGAATCGGTACATCTTCTAATTTCATCTTTCCGCGTTCGACTCCCGTAATTATATCGCCTAAATCACTATCGAGTTTCTCCAAAAGGGAAATACGATTGGTGAGCGTCGCCGACGTGGAACGTAAATTCGACAATCGTACAATCTCTTTTTGGATACGACTCTGTAAATCGTGTAATTCCTTTATCGTGATTTGTCCAGGCGGACCCGCAACGATTGTCGGAGTTGTATCGAGTGCGGGTTTCGGTTGCTCGACTGGATTTATGCGATATACGCTATTGGCCCACGAACCACCTTTTCCGTTGCTTCCGCAACCTTGCGACATACCGTATTTTGCGTAATCTGCCGGATCGTCCGACGGCGACGAGGCGCACCATCCGCCATCCTGTACTGCAAACACTTTGTGACCTTTGCTCGCCGCGACCTTGAAACACTGCTCAATCGCATTCTCGCGAGTGTGGTAATCTCCTTCTAATCCAGGATTACCCTCTTCGGTCGGTATGGCGCGATCCGGCCGATCGCTGTAGCATCCAATCATAGAATACGGCGAATTGCTCGCCGTAGGTCCATTCACGACCGACGCATTTCGTAACGCGTTGGTCGCCGCCTCAATGTGCGTACGCATACCCGCAATACTTTGTACCGTGTAAATTGACGCATCGGGATTCGCGAGCGCGGTTTGTAACGTATTGTTAATCTGCGGAGCATTCGTCTTGAATTCCTGAATATCGGCTAATATGTTTGGCGCGACATTGGTCGACGCCGGATCTTTGGACGTCGCGAGCATGACTAAGTTATTCAGTGAATCCATCGTTGCCAGGACATCCTTTGGCTGCGCTTTGGCCAGCGTCGGATCCGACGATGTCGCGCCCGCCGTATCTGACGAAATCATAGATGTCTGTGGTGAGGAAGGTAGCGCGCCGTCCTGTTTGGAATTCTTAAATCCTTCGGTTTTCTTACGATAGACGTAAAATAATACGGCGATCAGAATCACACCTAAAATGGTGGCTACCACATTTGGTGTGAAATACTTGGAATACGACATTCCTCTAAAATAGTACTACTTTAATTTACATCCCCAGCACGGAATACTATCTTTACGAATGTACTTACTCATATCGGGGCATTGCGGAGGCGGAGGACACTTATGAGGTTTCGGAACCATATCACGGCGTATATATTCCTTCATATTTGGAATCGGCGGACATCCTTCCGGTACAATAGGATTGCTTAATAATATATCGTTTGGTTGGCTCACCACTGGATATTCATTGACGATAACCACCGGGGGAGGTTTCGTCATTTGAAATGAAGCGCCTTGTAACAGCGCTTGGCTTTGAACTGGCTTCATAGCATCTGCGGCGGTTTGTGGAGTGGAGCGAATCGTAGTCGCTCCGTCGGGTTGTGGCGTGGCTCCCTCCGTCTGAATGGTCGGAGCAGGCGCGGTAGGAGAGGGTAAATCATCGCTTATATTGGGTGTTGATGTACCAGGTTCCAGCAAACTCTGAATACTCTGCGCTAACGCTTTGAAATCTGGTGTGCCTGCGGGACCGGCCGGTACATTTGGACTATTCTTCACGGGTTCCGGTTTGTGCTGAGATACATCATTATCCTGTGTTTTTAATAATTCCTGTACGGGATCGACGGGCTTCTGAGTGTTTTGAATTGGCTTCAGTATTGGAGGACCCATCGCGGGCGGATTGATCGTAACATTTACGTCTTCGTACGCTTCGTACATACGATGTACCGCAAACGAAGGATACACATATACAAAAAGTCCTAAAAAGGCTATCGCTATCCAAAAGAATAACGTGTACATTCTATTTTACAGCACGCTTTTAAAAATTGAGAGTACTCTATATCTCCAACATTCTTCTTTAGTTGCGAATGTACAAACTACGTTACAAAGAAGATGACGCGATCGAAGTCGGATTGGACGAAGCCGGACGCGGATGTCTCTTTGGTCGTTTATACGTCGGAGCGGTTGTATTCAGCAACGAATATGAAGATTTCTTCGATCACGGAGCGATGCTGAAAGATATCAAAGATTCAAAATTGCTAAGTAAGCGAAAGCGTGATATTTTGTACGATTATGTCCAAGAGTGCGCGCTAGATAAAGCGGTCGCGTATTCGGAAGCCTCGGAAGTCGATGAACTGAATGTACTCCAGGCTGATTTGACGTGTATGCATCGTGCGTTGGATGCGCTTACGGTACCGATTGAACGGGTGATTGTAGATGGCGATCATTGGCGGCCGTACAAGGATGTCGAAGGACACGCGATTGTTGATGGCGATGCGCAGTACTTGGCTATTGCGGCTGCGGGTATTCTGGCGAAAGTCTCGCGCGACCGATGGGTTGCCGAACAAGTTGCGGCGCATCCGGAATGGGATACGCATTATGGACTCGGAACGAATATGGGATACGGTACATCCGTACATATGAAAGGTCTCACCGATCATGGAGTCACGGCGGAACATCGTCGTTCATTTGCTCCGGTGCGCGTTGCGCTAGGGCTTCCCTTGAAGGAAAAATTCCAAAAAGGGAAGAAACGGGGTTGGATAGGCGTGGAGGACGCAACTTAGTGCTTACGGTTCATGCGATTCTTGCGGCTCGCCTTGCGACTGTTCTTGCGGCTATTTTTGCGGTTTTTGCGGCTGGCCTTGCGCTCCTTGCGATCCTTGCGGTTGGCCTTGCGACTGTTCTTACGATTCTTGCGGCTATCCTTACGGCTGGCCTTGCGGCTCTTGCCGCCCGCCTGGTTCTTGCGCTCCTTGCGGTTCTTGCGACTGGCCTTGCGGTTCTTGCGACTGGCCTTGCGGTCCTTACGATTCTTACGATTCTTACGGGTCGCGGCGGGCATCATCCAAGCGTTCATTTGCTTATATTGAGGTGTGCGAAAATAAACCGCACCGCGTAAAAATTTGACGGCGCACCGTTCGGAGATGTACTCTTTTAAAAAATGTATATCCTTTTCTTTGATACGGAAACCAATGGATTACCGTTAGTACGCAACTCATCCGATATCAACAATTGGCCCAAAATAGTACAAATTGCCTGGCAAATCTGGGAATTCACTGCCGCATCTGGCGCATCCGGAGATGTCACGTCGCACAAAGTCAGCGCCCAATCTTTCCTAGTCAAACCGGAACCGGACATTGTCTGGAACGAGGGATCGTATGCGATTCATAAAATTTCGAAAGAGCGAGCCTTGTCGGAAGGCTCTTTGGCGTTAGACGTATTTACCGCGTTTGCCGATGCGTTGAAATCCGTAAAAGTTGTATGCGCGCACAATCTAGCTTTTGATAAGCCAGTCGTACTCGCGGAACTCCAACGTTGCTCAATAGATATTCGTCTATGGCCAACAATTGAGTATTGTACGTGTATCAATACAAAGGAACTTCTCAAACTACCCGCGCGGTTTGCGAAACCCTGGGATATGTACAAACTACCGAAACTCATTGAACTCTATACCTTCCTATACAGTCCCGCAATGTCCTTTGAATTTCATTCGGCTGCGGGTGATGTCGAGTGTCTCGTTCAGTGCTTCAAAGAATTGGTACGTCGTCGTCTTGTACCCTTAGTGACATGGGAGCGTAACTTACGCGTCTTAGAGACTCTGCGAGAACCAACAAAGTGATCTAAAATCGCTGCGTCTTCCGCGTACTGCTGGTCAATGACGTTTTCCGCCGCGAAATGTCCGCCGCCCATATCAATTCCTACGAGCGCCGTCCATCCCATTGCGCGTAGTTTTTTGGCCCATTTCACCGCTTCATACGGTAAGACTTGCGCGTCATTGATACCTGTACGAATCAGGCATAGCGGAGCGTTCTTCGGTGCTACTGGCACCGTATCGACGGGACTAATCTGCTGTAGGCTTACGTAATCCTCTATTTTTCCCGCTGGATCGCCAAATTCGTCGTATTCCATCTGCGTTAAAGGTAAATTTGGATTGCTCGTCGTTCGTAATACATCGACATACGGAACTTCGGCATAAATCGCCGCAACGAGATGCGGATATTGCTGTGCGATATTCGCTGCGAGTAATCCGCCCGCGGATCGTCCGTAGAAAATCGTCTTTTTCGGATCTATACGAAATCGTCGTTGTACGGACTTGAGCACCGCTGCCGTATCATCGAAGGTATTTTGTTTTCGTAGCGTTCGTCCGTCTTCGTACCAAGGATCGCCGTTATCACGACCGCCACGCGGCATTGCTACTACATAGGCGTATCCTCGCGTGAGCCACGAAAGCCACCGCATTGGATACGACCGACGACTACTGATACCGTAGGAACCGTACGCCTCTACAATAAGTTTTTTTGGACGTAACGTTGTACTGACATACGTGTAGGGAACCGCCGTACCATCTTTCGATTTCGCGACTCCGAATGAGGCATACGGAATATCCAACATAGACGGAAATTGGAAAATCGGCAGTAACGTATCCTCGACAATCTGATACACAATTGTCGGCTTACGTGGGCTTGTAATACTTACCGATGGATGCGTAGAATATCCGTGAATCATAATTTCGTTCGGCTCCTGAGGCGCAAAGAGGCGCGTAAATTGTCCTTGATGAAATCGGTACAGCGATGTAAAACCGCTCTTCACCGTTGTAACGAATACAGAATCGCCGAATTCTCGCGCGTTAACAATATGCTCTCCGTGCGGAAGTGGATAGTTTCGGCGATTCTGGACGATTGCGCGTTCTTTTCCATACGTTGTCATCGAGATAGGTATAAGCGTTTCGTGTAAGAGCGGAGTGATCCATTCGATTCCTGAAGTTCCTACAACTCGTCCTATGCGCTGATCGAGCGCATTGTGTGCGCATATGTACGGTTTATCCGCCATAATCAAGTCGATTTGGAATCGTTTGTCTGAATTCGTATAGAGAACTTCTTCGTGCTTTCCCGTATGTTTTTCGGCCCACAGAATCGCCGGATAGCGTAAATGATTCTCGACGTTCTGGTACAAGATATGGTTGCCGAGAAATCCAGCGTTCGGACCGACCGCGTGTTTGGACGTCCAACACGACTCTTCTGTGCGTACGTTCCATACCTGTAAAGCCAGACGCTCTGCGCCGTCGCCGATATCACGAATTGTAAAATACAGTTCGGAATCATTATCCACTCCGAAATCGGTCAAACCGATATGAGTACGTACGATAGTTTGCGATACATCTAGAAACCAGATATTCTTACGATGACCTGGCGCGTGCTGAATACGGATAGTCAATCCCTGCCATAACATCGTTTCGTGCGCAAACGCCGGCTCCACAGGAATTTTGTACTTTTCTATATCCTTTCGCCACGCGTCCGTCGGTTTCTTCGCCGCCGACCAGAGATCTAGTTCTTCCTTCACGGCGGAAAGGAATTCCTCGGATTCCGTATCTTCTAACGCCGCGAACGGATCAAACCATTTCGCGTGGCCGATATCCCGCCACGGATGTGTATCTCCGCGCAGCGACATTCCTTATTTAAGGGTGTAGAGAATATCTTACGAAAGATATGGGTGGTCTGCGTATCGGTGTGCTAAGCCGCGCGAATCAATGGGGACTTCTCCAAGATTCGAAAATCGTTGAGCAGGTGCTGCGGGAGTGTTCCGCGGGCGGATACGCCACCGTAGATTCGGTCGAACATCTTGATCCGGTCATGTTCTACGGAAAAAAAGTCAAAGCCGTGGATATATTTATTCACTTAGAAGAACCGTGCCGTGCGGCGTTCTCGTGGGCGAAAATGAATATTATCGTCGTCAATCCCGAATGGTGGCCGACCGACGCGTGGAACTGGGTATTCGCGGAAAAAGGCGGAGCCGATCTCGTTCTCTTCAAATCGGAACACGCACGTTCTCTGTTTCCTGAGATTGATGCGAAGCGCGCGCGTGTTGTACGATGGCGTACGGCTCCCGCGATTCAGCACGCTCTTTCGTCGCTTCCGAAGACTCCGCAGCGTCGCGAATTTCTCTTTCTAATCGGAGCGTCGGCGAATAAACTCGCCGCCGCGCGGACGATTCTTACGGCTTGGAAACCGACATGGCCACCGATGCTGGCTGTAGGAGATACCGAAGTCGTCGCGCAACTCAAAACGCTAACCGTCGCACCAAACATCCAGATTCGCGAACCGTTTCATCTAGAATCGGACCGTATTCGGGCACAAGTAGAGTATGCGTTTCATATTGTCGCGTCGGAAGCGGAGGGATTCGGATATACGTTCGCCGAAGCGGCGGCCGTCGGCGCGATTCCACTCTGGACCCGCATTCCTGTGTATGAAGAATTATGGGGCTCCGTCGTGAAGAACGTGGGTCAAATCCAGATGAGTCGGCCTACTACGCGTAAATATCGCGATACGTTTCAGACGATTGATGCGGCATCTCTGGAATCCGCAGTATCGTCGATTCTCTCGTTGTCATCTGAAGACGAGGCGTTCTTACGTGGCGCGTTACGGCACGCGGCGACAACCCGTATTACGGAGTTTCGAAGCGGATGGCGGAATATTATGAAATCCGCAACGACAAAAGTCAATAAAACCTCCGCAGTTTCTTTACCTCCAACATCTCTTTCCGATTTTCCTTCTGTCGCCGTTATTACAATCACTCGTAATCGTCCGCGGTGGTTTCCCAATATGGCGCAAAATATACTCAAGAGTAACTATCCACCGGATAAACTCACGTGGGTGATTGCGGACGACGGAGAGGGTGCGGGTCGGGTCGATGAAGCCGTCATGAAATTCCAGAGTGCGAATCCGTACATTCGCGTCAAATACGTCTCGTTACCGAAACGGCTCGCTGTCGGCGCGAAACGAAATAAGGCGTGTGAAGAGGCTCCCGCCGAGGCAACCGTATTTGTGATGATGGATGACGATGACCATTATCCCGCCGGATCGATTGCCGGTCGTATCGCGTGGATGCGGGCGATGGGTAAAGAATGTGTAGCGTGCGCGACTCTTCCCATGTATCACTGTACAAAATATATCTCGGCTATCAATGTACCACCTCTCGGACTTTCGCCAGCCGAGCGCGTGTCCGAAGCTACGCTGTGCTTTACGCGGAAGTTTTGGGAGGCTCGTAAATTTCCAGGGCCAGTGAATGTTGCCGAGGGCGAGGGATTCTTAGCGGGTCGTGAAACAGAAGTGGGCGAAATCGGACCCGAAGGAATTATCGTTTCGTTTCTACACGGTGGAAATTCGACCAGTCGTCGTATTCCTGCGGATTCGGAGCCGAACGGCTGTCATTATGGATTCAGTGATGAATTTTTTTCCTATTTAGCAGGTATGGAATAAGATATGTCGAGTCCAAATAATGATCCGCCCGCCCACGTACAGTGGAATCACGCAATTGAAACTCTTCTCTCCAAATGGTGCGACCAGGCGAAATGTTTTGAATGGATGCATACGGAAGCGCACTCGTACGCAGATCGTCGTGCGAAAATTTTGATGATTACCTCCAATTCGGTCGCCGCCATCGGCGGACTCTCCAATCTTATCGCGGGCGGTACGACCGTCGAAGGATTTCAACTCTCGTGGGTCTTCGGATCCCTGGCGATTATCGTCAGTATAACAAATATGTTACAGGAAAAACTCGGATACGCTACGCTCGCGGGAGAATACAAGCACTACTCTACAGCGTGGGGTATGATTCGTAGTAAAATAGAAGAACAACTTGCGATGCCGCCCGCGAGTCGTAAAGATTGCGGAACCTTTATGAAATATTTACGACAAGATATGAATCAGGTGAGTATGAACGGAAATTCGAAAATACCTGAGCATATCCGTGCATTATGCTTTCAGAAATTCAATAAAATACCGGAATTTTCGATTCCGGATATCTGCGGTGAAATGGAACATACACAGGTATATATGACGGGAGATACGATTACACAACCTTTACTTCCGAATAGTGTATTGCTTCCCGTATAGTCTAAACATTCTTCCAACTAAAAGGTAGAGGATGGACCTTTCTGGATTTCGCACCGATACAAATACGTTATTAGAATATCACTTGAATATCGCGGGCAACATCGTGACAGATGAACGCGATTATTTACGTCCCTGGCGACGACGATTTCGTGATATTCTAATAACGAAAAACGAGGAAGCCCTCGGATTTCTGGAGAAACCCCAGGCCGAGTGGTCGGCCGAGAAACGGCACGAGAATTTCTTCCAATCTATGCGAGGTCTTCCGTCGAATTCGAAATGGATGACCGACTATGTAACCCGTATTCTAGATACGGATACCATTCTTCGCGACATTCAGACCGAATTAGGAACTACGATTCAGTCAATGCGTACAAATATTCATCTCATTATGGAAAAATATCAGGTTACAATTCGTACGTTATTTGAACTGAATGAGAAACTCGAGACAAATATTACGAAAATCGAAGATTTACAAAAACGTCTGCTCGCTTTATCGGATTTAGATACTGAAAGCGCAGAAACGTCGTTGCTAAATGAAGCGATTTATAGTTATCTCGAAGAATGCTATAAAAAATGGGGCATCCAACATGATTACGAATTATTCTGTAAAACCTTTGCGGAATTTACCGCCTATCGTTCTGTATTACTACCCTTACAGGCTTCCGCGGATACGCACGGAAGTCCTGTATGTTCCATTTGTACTACAGAACGCGTGACTATGGCGCTCACACCCTGCGGACACGTATTTTGTAATAGTTGCGGACAAAAACAGCGTACGCAATGTTATATCTGCCGATGTACCGTGAGCGGCCGATTACGTATTTACTTTAGTTGATTCACGGATCCATTGCGCATTCACGATACGTTCGCGCAGAATCTCCATACGCTCGTCAGGAATATCAAATACGCGCTGAATTCGGGCTAAAAGTTCGGAGTAACGAATCATCAAAAGTTGCGTTGTAAAAATATCCATTCTACTCCAATCACTGTGGAGTTGTCCGCGGCTCAAATTTGTGCGGGCTTAGAGAATCCGTCCTATAAAACTCTAAAGATGTCCATTGTACCTACGGAGGCTACCGGTGGAATTTCGGAACTACCCGCGTTTCTAAAACGCTGGATGACAATCCAAGAGGAGATGTCCACACTGAATTCGGAACTCAAGCAACGACGCACCCAATCCAAGGCTCTCAAGGATGTGATTCTACGAATTATGGAATCCAATAAGGTTGCCGCGTTGAATACGAGCAAAGGTGTTGTAGTTCATAAAACGAAGGAAACGGCCGAGAAAATTTCGAGTGAATATCTACTCAAACACTGTAAAGAATTCTTTAACGGTGATGAGACGCGCGCAAAAGCTCTTGTAGCATATCTTGAGGAGCATCGTACGACTGTCACACGAAGTGATCTCAAATTACAGGGAGCCAAGGGCGACGACGAAAGACTCTCGCATAGGTCCTAGACTACGCGCGGTCTAAGAAAATAAATCCCTGTATATAGAAAAATGCTCGGTGGTGCTATCGCGAATGGTTTGAATCTAGTTGTCAGCCAAACGGAAACATTTGAGAATCCGAACGGACAGGCCTCTCCGGCGCGTATGGCCTTCGTGACCTTTCTCACGGTTTTACTCGTTCTCGCCGCTCTGCTCTTTTTTGGCAAATTCCTCTGGAACAGCGTACTTCACGAACTTGTTCCGGCCATCAAACCCGTAAAATCCGTGTGGCAGATTCTCGGCATCGCGCTTCTGCTGTCCCTGCTGAATCCTGGCTCTTGCTCCTGCGCTGCGTAAACGATGTAATTCATAATTTTCATAAATGATATTGTTTCCACTCGGAATCAATATCATCAAATCATTTCGTATAACAATCTTTGTTCGTGCGAACATGTACGGATTTACCGACGTAGTGTATCAGATTTCAATTTTTTGTCTAAAGATACTGCGCGTCGCCCTGTATTTTGTACGGACGTAGTTCCTTCAGCGATTCCGGTACAAAATAACCGGGATCGCGAGGTCCCGCCGGTGTATCTAATGTAGCCTTCTCGACTAGGCATTTATCCGTAATATTACGGGTCGCGTGAGCCAATATGCCGTGGAACATATTCATAGCGCGCGTCTTCATTTTCTCGCACGAACATAATGTATGAATCAATTCCGAACCGCGTCCTTCGAACTTATCGACAACCATCTGTACATCGCGCGCACGTACGGCGCCCTTGACACAGCGATTGACGAACGACGCCGCCGGCTCGATATCGTGCGAGGTCGCAAAGGGCATCTGGTAGGTGCTGTAGGCTCCTGCTCCTGAACCGGTGATATCCGCGTCCATACAGAGAACCTTCTGTACAATGAGCCGGAGTTCGGCATACGCCATACCGTTCGTAGTGTTTGGTGCGTCATCGTGATTGAGTTCTGTAAGAAGTTGCTGGGCTTGCGCGCTGCGTAAAAAACATTTAGGCATAGATACGTCATCTAACGCGATAGTCGCAAATCCTTCCGATAAGAAATGAGGCCGGAAATACAAAAATGCCGAAAGCGCCAGCAAAACAAAGAGCGCAGCCAGCGCTATGTTCATCATCTGCTCGGATTTCATTCTTACATTACCGTGGGAAATTAGGAAGACGCAGAGGCAGAAGCAGAAGCAGAGGCAGAAGCAGAGGCAGAAGCAGAGGCAGACCACTGGCCTTGTAGTTGCCGAAATTGTTCCTTGAGTTTCCTACATGCCGTCGCAATAATTAGACGTACCGACTGTTTCTGAGTCTCAGTATCATCGACCGTTACTCCGACTCGCACGAACATCTCGGGACGCAGAGGATGCGGTACTTTGTAGCCGACGTACGTAGCCTTCGGCTCATCGCCGCCATCAATATGATTCTCTACAATATACGTTTCCATCAGATTGCCGAGTGAATGACTTTCGTTCTGGAAGATAACATCTACGGTAGGAAATCGGGAATCACCCTGCTGTACGCGAACGTTGGGAGCAAGTACTCCGTCCAAATCCTTGTATTTATCCACGAGGCCTTCGCAGGCCGCAATCGCTGCCTTCACAATCTCGGGAATCGGAATGACGCCAATCGATTCTACAAAGAACGTGAAATCATTCGGATCGCCCTTTTCATTCGTAAAATAGCAGCGCTGAATTTCCATCGTATTAAACTCACGTTCCAGTTCTCCGCGACGAGTCTCATCGAGCGACGACGGATCGACGATTTTCTTATTCGTCACGAGCCACTTATCGAAGACGGCTTTGATATGCTCGGGATTGTTATCCCGCGTGTATTCATACGAACACTGACTCACTGGACACCACCGAATATTCTCCGCGCCCGTGCTTACAGAGGCCTTCGCCTTCAGAGAAATACGCTCATTCGGCGCCGTAGGGTTCCACTGCGGTCTCAGCCGTGTAATCAGACAAGTATCGCCCGTAATCGGATCGGCGGGAAAGAACTGCGCAGCCGGTACTTCCGTTGGCGCCTCCAGCGGATTTTCAGGATTACGCATAAAGACCTTGAAATCCGCCGCGCGTACATCCATAAGTTCTTTCGTATTGTTTTCCTTATCCAGAACAAACTCGTAACGCGCTGGATCGAAGGTCAGAGGATCGGCGTAGATAGGTATCATACCTACGCGATGTACAATCATATCATTGACGAGCGGAGTTGTATTCGTTTTCACCACGACATCCGATTTCTCGTACGGCTCTGTACGAAAGCCAACGGAAGGCGTAAGCGTAAGGATCGCGCGGCGAAGAGTATTCGCCATTGTTACATGAATACCTTTGACGCGGAACGAGGCGCGCAGCTTACCGTTGTTACCAAATAGATTCGGACCATTTTCGGAATATTCGGAAAACATATTATTCTATACTTCTATCATTGGTTTAAGTATTCTTCATTTTTTGGGATGGCGAACGCGTGTTTTTTGTCGGTTTGAAACCCCCGCAACTATCAAGATGAGTAAGCATAAACTTTTCTACAGCACCCGATGCCGATTTTGCCAGGCGTTTCTGGAGGAATTAGCCGCGACGCCCTTTGTGCCGGAGTTTCAACTCATCTGCGTCGATCCGAGTCCATCCCGTCCGCCCCTACCGTCCTGGTTAAAATCAGTTCCGTCGATGATGGCGGTTGGTGAATCGACGCCTCGTATAGGCCCCGGTCCTGTGAATAATTGGCTCTTCGAGCGGAAACTCGGCGGCAGTGGAGCGCCTAAAACTCCGCAAGAAGCGCTGGAAGAACGCAGCCGACCGATGGCTCCACCAGTATATAATCCAGATGTTGCTCCGAGACCCGATGCTACCGCACGTAGTGCTGCGCCGGCTCGGAGCGCAGGATCGATGCCCGCTGCGATTTCTGGTTCTACGAAGGCCGATCCGTCGATGGGTCCGCCTGGAGCGATCGGAGCGGTCACCGATGGACCCGCAGCCTATCATAATACCGAAATGGGAGGTTCCAAATGGTCGGATAATTATTCGTTTTTAGGCGGAGCGGAATTCTCATCGGATAAGGGCTACGATCCGATCTCGCGAAATTTTGAATCTCTGATTCCGACTGGCGCGAGCGCATCTACATATAAACCGCCTGCTCCAAAACGAACCGCAAAAGAAGACGAACTTCTCCAGCAGTTTGAGCGCTACACGGCTTCCCGCGATAAGGATATTCCAGGTCCAGTCGGAAGACGATAATTACGGTTTAGACCCGCGAACATTCCAAACCGGCACTTTAGTGCCGGTTTGGAATCGGTACGCACGGTCAATAGCCCGACAGAATCATAAAAAAACGGGCATCAGAGATGCCCGTTTTTTATGTTCGTCGGTCTAAAAGTATTTCTAGAATTAGTTATAAATGGCAACACCAGTCAGTGCGTTCAATAACCAACTCACGGCGTTCGTGGAGGAACTCGCAGAGACCTACACGGAAGAGAAGGATCTCAAGACCGCGTTGGATGCTCTGAAAGCTCTCAAGCGCGCGAATCCTAAACTTCTTCATAGCGCCTTTATGGAGTATATTTATCCTGAATTCCACGGTCCCGTGATGCTCGAAGACGAAACGAAACTTATTGAGAACGGACAACGTATTTTGAACAGCGAATACAAAGATTACGCATTTGCCTACGTAATCTTTAATCGTCACTGGACAACTATGAGCGAAGTGAATAAGAAGGCGATTTGGAATTGGTGTAAAGTTCTCGTAGTACTCGCCGAACGCGCAGCGGGTATGCCTGCACGTACGTAGATACTTGAAGCCGTATTCATGCGTTTTATTTTACGAAACCATCTCTGGACTTCCAACAGCAGATGTCGTCCGTTGCGAATTTCACCATGACTTTTACGCAGTTTTTAGATGAACTCAAGGCTACATTTCCGGAATACACTCCGGCGCTAATGCTTGCGAGCTCACTTCCTGATACGCAATCCCGATTTCTAGACGTATGGCGAACTCATACAACCGATGTCGCCAAACAGAACGGCGATATTTTCCAGGGAAAGGGAATCGAGTTGGTGCCTGGATTCGTGATGACCAGTACTCTATGGAGCGAACTGAGTGCGACGACACACGCGGCGATTTGGAAATACTTGAGTTCGCTGCTCCTATTGGCGGCTAGCGAATCCGATAAGGGTCTTTGGGATATTTCGGGTTTCCAACAGGATATGGAAGATATGATGAAGAAACTGAAGGAAGGCGAGGGTATCGGTGGAATGATGTCCGATATTTTTGCGAAACTTGGTAAAATGGGCGAAGCCTTCGGTATTAAGGATCTCAGTGGCGCCGCCGGTAAATTTAAGATTCCTGAACGTCTATTCAAAGGTCATATCGCGCGGATCGCCGAAGAACTCGTGAAGGAATTCAAGCCCGAAGATTTCGGAATCTCGCCTGAGATGTTGGAATCCGACGATCCCGCCCGTGTCTTCACGTATTTACAGGAGGTTTTTACGAAAAAGCCTGAAACGATGATGGCCGCGGCCCAGAAAATCGCCAAGAAAATTCAGGCCAAATTCCAGCGGGGCGAAATCAAACGCGAAGATATTATTCGTGAAGCCGAAGAACTTATGGCCGAGTTTTCCGATAACGAGGCGTTCTCCTCGATGTTCGGCTCGCTCGGTGAAATGTTCAAAAGTTCCGAGAAGGAATCCGGTAATGAGGGTTCCGCGCGTCGTCGTGAAGTACAGGAACGTCTGCGTAAGCGCCAGGCAGAGAAGGAGTCTCGTCGTGGAGCGGGACCTGCCACGAACGTCATTGTAACCGGTGAAGCCGAAGCTCAAGCGAATGCCGCCGCTGCGGCGCTACTGCTCGAGGAGGCCGTAGAGAAAAAGAAAGTACCGAAAAAGAAGTAAGTATTTTTGAGATAGCGGTTGTTATCCCTTACTTTTATACATTTACCTGTTAGTAGAAGATGAGCGCATCCCGATGCTCTCCGTTTTGGTTAGACCATCCCAGTATTCTTTACAAAGAAGCCAACGATTTTTTCCCCTTTCACCAGCGAGCGAGAAAATGTACAGCTACCGCACTGAATTCGTTGACGCGATTTGGTATTTATCTAGGAGTGTTGCTCGCCGTCGTATATCGTAGCGGAATGTATCTCGGAATATGTCTAGGTATCGCAGCGATTGCTCTCGCCGCCTATTACGGTATGAAAGGGAAGGACGCGCTCCGCGAAGGCTTTGATACAACCATCGTTAGCCCTACATTATTTACGGTTCCTGGAACCGCGTCCCCGAACCTCATTGGCGGTGCCGATGTCGCCGATAAACCTATAGCCGACGTGATTGGTACGGTCGACCGTACGCTTCCAACCGGACAAAATCCATTTATGAGTATGCTCGTCAATGAAATCAAGGACAATCCGACGAAACCGCCGGCCGTCGATGTGACTACACCCGAAATGGCGCGCACAATGTCCGATGAATTCCAAACCCGTATGTACGGCGATCCATCCGATGTATTTCAGCACACCCAAAATCAACGTACTTGGATTGTTCAACCTTCCACGAGTATTCCGAACGACCAGGATTCGTTCCAAAACTGGTTATTCCGCGTACCAGGGAAAACCTGTAAAGAGGGTAATAACGCAGCGTGCTTTTCGGGTACCGAGGGCGGCGTCGTGACGTGGTTGGGAGCACCTTAACGAAAAAACTTGACGATGTAAAGAAAAGAGAATTGTATAGTAATAGACAATGCCTCTTACGAAAAGATCTGCTGTAAAGAACAGTGTTCGTGCTCCTGCTCCTGTTCCTGTTCCTGCTCCTGCTTCTATTCCTGCTACAAAACCCACTCCTACGCCGCCTCTAGCAACGTTTGGCCAAACCGTAAAAGAAGGACTCGCCTTTGGTATCGGACAAAGTGTCGCGCATAATGTTATTGGAAGTATGTTTCGAACAGTGACGCCAGTAACAACAGCCGCAGCAGTCGCAGCACCAGTCGCAGCACCAGTCGCAGTCACGGAAAAACCTGAATATACCCAGTGTATGAAAGAATCGTTTGGGGATAAGGAAATGTGTAAGCAATTTCTATAGAATAAAAAAATCTGTATTTCCTACAGAGTATGTCAAATACCTGTAAGAAACAGCGCTTTGCGTGGAAAACTCGTCGCGTTCAACGCAGTCCGTTCAAAACATTGGCCAACGCAAAAAAAGCGGAATCCGCTTTTTGGTCCGGAAAATCGGTCGGATTCACGGCGAAATCCTCTCTGAAATCGATGGGACGTATTCCGCGTTCCGATGGTTGTTACGAACTAGGTGCCAAGTATCGCTAGAAGACGCGTAGAACGCGACGAAACGCCGGTGATACATGCGCATATTTTAGATTTTGAATCACGTAGGGTCCGTTGTCGGAATCAACTACGATTCCCCATACACTATTCGCGCGCTGGTGTTCCAACGCATAGCGAACGCGTTTCTGAAGCTCGATATTTTGAATCCGATTTAGAATACGCGCTTTCGCCGCGTCTTTCATCAAACTATGATAGCACGTATCCGGATAGAGTTCATACGCAATATCACGAACAGACAGAATGACAGACATTTTAGTTCAGAATGTTGCGAGAAAACCCGCAAACGTGCGAGCCTTCATTTTTTTTAGCACACGACGTTAGAATAAATGTCTGCCGCACCCTTTCCTCGTGGCGTAGCCATTCCGAAGCAGGGTGAATTCGTAGTCAATGAATTTACGCGTACGTGGGACGACAAATGCGAAGTTGCGCAACTCACACGTGATTCGTGGGGTCCCGGCAAATATCAGGTTACCAACCTGGTGCCGTCGCAGGATTCGGCGGCGCGTGTCGAATATCCGAATCCTACAATTCTCGGTCGCGAAGGCTTCGGATTCAACAATCGTCAGATTGATTCCGACTCGCGACTCCGCCAGGAGGCTACGCAGGCCGGTCGTCAGCGATGCCCTCTCCACGTACAGAGCCGTCCGTTTGCTACCGTTCCGTATATGGGAAATGGTCGCGGTAACCCGGATGTGGAGAGTTCGTTGATCTATTCGGAGTTTGCGCGTATCGAGCGTCCCTGCGGTACCGTGACCGAAACGTCCTTCGACGGTCTCTTCACTCCTCTCGTACCCCACTTAGCCGCGCACGTACAGAATCCGTCGAATTTGATTACGGAGGTAGCGGCGCCTGGATGGATACGGGGTGGCGTGCCATCACGAAGTTTTCTGCGCGATCTCAATTGCTAATTACTTAAGTACCGAAGTTTTGTTTTTTTTGAAAAAATATATGTAACGGCTAACGGAAAAAATTAGCCCTGAACCAAAACTAAAACCCATACACAAACAAATGAGCTATTCATCCGAAGTATTAATATCACTTACAACTTCCGATGGAGCAACTATGATAGGAGATTTACCAAAACTCAAAAAGGAAGCAAAGCTTAACTTTCGTTGTCAATGTGGAAAAGAAGCCGTAAAAACCTTTGTGCGCGCTAAAATATCTGGATTACTTTGTAAAGACTGCACAGAAGTAAGAAAGCGCAAGAAAACATGTTCTACTAACTTGGAGAAATATGGTAATATATGTACATTACAAAACGAAAGTATTATTAAAAAGGCGAAAGCATCAAACTTAAAACGTTTTGGATACGAAAACCCCTTTATGAGTAAAGAAATTCAACAGCAAATCAAGCAAACAAATAAAGAAAAATATGGAACAGAGAATCCTTATTCATCACCAATTATCATTAAACGAATACGCAACACTTGTAAAGAAAAATACGGAACCGAATTTCCAATGCAAGTGCCAGAAATTCAAAGAAAGGCCAGAGAAACCAATTTAGTAAAATACGGTGTTGAAGTAGGTTCCAAAGCCGAGTCTATCAAAGAAAAGGTAAAAGAAAAAAATATGATTCTTTATGGTCAGACACATCATATAATACCAGTAGTCATTGAGAAAATAAAAGAATCCAATCGTATAAAATATGGAGTAGAATATTCCTTTCAAGCAGAATCGGTAAAAGAAAAAATTAAAGAAACTCTAATGGAACGATACGGTGTAGAACACAACATGAAATCACCTATAATTAAAGAAAAAGCATATCAGACAAATAAAGAGCGATATGGAGTTAGATATCCTCAGCAGTCGGCAGTTATAAGAGCCAAGTCTATCGCAACAAATATCCTCCGCTACGGCGTTGAAAATCCTAATCAATCTCCGACCGTTCAAGCTAAATCTCAAAAGAATGGTCAAAAATATAAGAAATATATCACACCTTCTGGTATATATCGAAATATACAAGGTTATGAACACTTTGCACTAGATATGCTATTCAAAACCTATACAGAAGAAGATATTCATACGGATCGTTCCTCAGTCCCACGTATTTGCTATGATAATAACACGCGTTATTACTTTCCCGATATTTGGATAGAATCAGAAAATAAAATTATTGAAGTAAAATCAGACTGGACTTATAAACTTCACAAAGAATCGAATATACTGAAACGTGAAGCGACTATTAAAGCAGGATATTTGTTTGAATTTTGGGTATTTGATAAATTAGGTAACTTGACTATCATATAGAAATTAGCACACTAGGTTAGAAGCATGGAAATCTCTAGCCAATCGGCTCCTTGGAATAGTGCGTGGAATCGGATCAATTCGACAGATATGATGTTTGTGAAAGACCAGCAGTCTCAGGGTATGTTCAGTTACACTCAGATGCCCGTGAAATTCGAAAATCCCAACAAGTGCCGTAATGCGCTCGGACTTGTAGGAGGCTCCGAAGTCAGCAATATTAACGGCAACCTCGTGGATCTCGAATCCGATTTATTCGGTATTACGCGCGCGCAGAGTAAATGTATCGCGCGCCAATACATTCCTTCCTGCGCACTCGGTGGTCCCGGCTGCCCTGATGTACCTGCGCCCTTTTCCTTCACCAATATGCTTACGGGAGAGACGCGGACAGTGGATACATCACCGCGTAATCTACCTACGTGCCAAAATACGACGTTACCCGGTGTAGGAACGCCAGAAGCCCTACGTACCGGTGCGTGCTATCCCAATCGGTTCTAGAGTGAAGTCGAAATAAGTTATTTCGTTGTCCTAAACAAGATGGCTGCGCTACAAAATCAAGCTTGGAATCGTCGTCTCTACGACGGATGTAAAACATCCGATGATTTACGAGTGACGACGGGTCCCGGTCGCTATCAACTCGGTATGCCTCCTAAATACTGCGACGCGACCTTTGCGCCAGAGCCAACCATCCGTCAGCAGGCGTGGGGTGCGTCGCTGAACGCAAACTACATCAAGACCGATGTAGAATCCGATTTATTCAATATCAATCGTCCTACTACGAAAACGGTCTGTAATCAGTACAATCCCGCGACGGATAAAATCAATCAGACGCCGACTACCAAAGCAAAAGAAGCGTCGTTTCCGCAAACGTTTTCCCGGTTGGTCGATCCTCCCTGTACAGGTCGTTCCTCAGGCTGGAATCGCTGGGAGTGGCTCTGTGAGAATCCGCAGGAAGGTGTGATGATGCCCTTCGATAATCAGGTGACGACGCGTCTCGCCGCGAAAGATCAGTTCCGTCCTTGTATTCCGAAACCTATCGATTCCAGCGCGGTGCTACCGGCTCCTACACCTTACCAACCGAATGACCAATTTCAGGGTCTGGATACAAGCGCACTTTCAGAAATCAGTGCATCCGTATCACGCGCATACACACAGTATCCGCGTGGCGAAGATGTACTCCCGGCAGTACCTTCCAAACTCAGAGGTATTCAGGCAGCGAACGTCAATCCTCCCTCGGTTGCGCTCGCTCCGCATGGTGTCGCGAATCGTCTGTAATACAGATGTATATTCTACTCGTCTCATTTCTATTCAAATGAGACGAGTTATGCTATAGTAATAAAATAAGAGCACAACGGTAGAAGTTCTTCCATGGAAACCGTTGCTTTTCTTGGCCTGCTAGGTCTAGGCTATTTTGCCAGCCAATCTCTTCCGAAAGACGAAGAGGGTTTTACGGATTCGACGGTGTCTAAAGACCGTACGCCGATGGGCGCTCCTACTGTTCCAGGCTTTCCCCGCCAGCCTCGGACCGCCGTCACGGGCGAATACGATACGCAATTCCAATTACCCGCCGGCGGTTCGCTCTCCTCCGAACCTAATCCTTCTGCTCTCCAAGCCGGTCCGCTACATTTACCGGTAGCACCACCGACGCTTCCGTCCCAAATGGATCTCGCATCACAGGCGATTCTCCAAACGCGTCCCGATCGTTGGGAGGATGCTACGCAGCGTCCCGCCTTTGTATCGCCACTATCCGGTATTGAATTCAAACCCGGTGAATTCAAGCACGCCAATATGGTTCCGTTTTTTCGCGGACAGGCGAAGCAAAGTATGGTAGATACCGCGAATAACCAGGTGCTTGATTCATATACCGGTGCGTCGAAGACTCTGTTTGCGAAACGCGAGCAGACACCGTTTTTTGAGCCAACCAAGGAACCTATCGGTAACCCCTACGGATTTGAATCGACGACAAATTTTATGGAAAGTCGCATCGTTGAATCACGCAATAAAGCGAACGAACGTCCTATGGAATCTATTCGGGTCGGTCCGGGCCTGAATCAAGGTTACACTCACTTAGGAAGCGGAGGTTTCCAACAGCAGGCCGGCGAGGATTATGTACAATCGCGTATGCCACGTACCAACGATCTGCGCGTAGCGACCAATCCTAAGTTATCCTACGATGCTCCAGTCGTTCCTGGACAGCATTTTATCGCAAATTCCGGCGATGGCGATACGATAGGTGAAGTTCGTAAATACAATCCTGATAAGTTCTTTATCAATGAAAATGGCGAACGTAACTTTGTAACTGTCGGTGCGGACCAGAAAGCCGCGATTCGTTCAGCGCAGGTCATCAAACATACGACGCGTCCCGAAACAACCAAAGCCTACAGCGGTATCGGCGGACAAGCGGAAGGTAAAGCTACCTATACAATCGGTTCTACACGTACGCCTCTCGTGAAGCAAATGGGTTCGTGGGGTTTCCGTAACGCCGATTTATCGGAGAATTTCAATCCCGATACCGATGCTCCTGAAAACGACTACGGTAAATCCGGTGTAGAGATTCGTCCCAACGAGCGATTCTATACCGGTGAGCGAGTCCATGCGACCAACGTCAAACCCGATGCGGGTGAAGTCGAACTACCTCTTCAGGATGTTGCGCGTCCTACGCGGGCCGAAGAACTCATTGATAACGCGTGGATTGGTACCGTCGCTCCTGCGAGCGCGCAACCGCGTTTAACCGTCTATGATCCCAACGATGTCGCGCGTACGACGATTAAAGAAACTACCGTCGATAACGATTATCTTGGTATTTCGGCTCCCGCGGATCGTGCGCAGAAACTAACCACCTACGATCCCGATGATATCGCGCGTGTCACCGGTCGTAATACTCTGGACGACTGGGATACCTATCGTAATGCGGGACGCGCCGATACTCCAGAAGGCGCAGAAATCCGCTTACAAGATGCGGTTCGCAATACCCAGAAAGCGGCGATTTCCGCAAAATCGTCCTACACGGGAACGGCGGAAGCCGTCGAAGGACGTAAGTTCGAAACTCGTCTCCAAGATAACGTACGAAATACTCAGAAAGCCGCCATTTCCGCGAAATCGTCTTACACTGGTATCGCGGAATCTACGGAATACCAAGCCGAAACGAGCCGCGTGGATGCGATGGCGATGCGTCATTATGCGCAACGCGAAAACGTAGCGCGCGGTCGTAAGCCAATGGGTTCATCGACGAAGGTCTTTAACGGCGAAGATAATATCAATCTCCAGTATCGGCGTATCGTAGCCGATTCGATCAACGACCGCGAACCGGCACTGGACAACGTGAATTCGGAGCCAACCAGCGCCGAAGTCATTGGCGTACAGCGTCCTCGTACGGTTCTGAAGCTAGATGTTAGCGCCATCCGTAATGAACCCGTAATGGTTGCGGCACTGGAGCGTAATCCCTACGTCATTCCGCTTCATCGCGCGGCGATGGTCGGCGGCGCGAACGCACTCTAGACCTACAAGTCTAAACCATTCAATTGTAATTGTAATAAATAATGACAGAACCATTTATTACAAGCATAAATCCACAATCGCGAGTCGGTAAAATGATTCAGGAATATGTACGGTTAGAGAAAAATAACGGTATTTATATCGGATTTGTATTTGGACTACTGACCGGAGCAACCGTAGGAATTTTAGTATCGATATTTTCGAAAAAGTGATTGACCGTTCTTTTCGTATCGGTGATAATAGAATGGGTATTGATGTGTATTTGGAACGAGGAGATGGTCCTTATTACGTTATGGACTTACCAGCCTATCGTACTACATCGCAGCGAGAATTCTGGAATACAATTCTTACCGGCATAGAGTTTCATGATTATTCACGGCTACCGTTCCAAACGGTTTTCTCTGCGATAGAATCTCGGGTCAATCAATTGACACGCGAAGAGATTCTTCGCGCGTATCTAGAAGATACTCGGGGAGAAATACCAATTTTGAAACTATATCGCGATGTATATGAATACAAGGACGATAAGGATTTATTCGTCCAGTTCCGCTGAAGGTCTAAACTCACACGTTTTAAACAACACAAAGAATGATTGATTCGTCCAAATACGACCCCCTCTCTCCCAAACGGATAGATGAGATCGTTGGAAATACAGATACCTGGTCGTCCCTGAAACTCTCTATTTCCAACAATACCTCATCTCATATTGTACTCGCGGGTCCCGCAGGATGCGGAAAATCGCTCTTTCTACGACTTGCGCTCGCTGGATTTCCAACACTCGTCATTGATTGTACTGCTAATTTCGGATTGCGCGACGTTCGTGATAGTATTCGTATTTTTGCGCGGGGTTCGCGTACGTCGGATGGAAAAATGCGCTGGGTCGTTTTTGAGCACGCAGATTCTTTGACCGCGGATACTCAGGCATTTCTGCGACGTATGCTGGAAACAACCGCTGCGACGACCCGTTTTGTCTTCGAATGTAGAGAAGCGGGAGCCATCTCAGAACCTATTCTGAGTCGCTCCTCTATTACAACGGTCAATGCTCCGGATCTCACAGAAATTCGCTACGAACTACAGCGTCGTACGCAGAATCGTTTATCGGAAGTAACACTGGGTATGATAGCGAAACATTGTTACGGTAATGTTCGTAGCGCACTACTGAATGCGCTCGCGAAATCGTATTGTGATTCACCCTTGGTTGGCGTGGATCATAGTACGATTCATTCGCTCCTAGCGGAACGTGGCGTGAAAGACTGGGTCAGTTGGGCCGTTCATACAGAAGAAGTATGTCGTCATCAGGGTATCGATTTACGTGATATTTTACGAATCGGATGGCCCGCGAGTCCGACGGTTGCTAATACTTGCGCGACGTGGTCCCGGCTCGGTGGAACGAGTCCGCGCACCCTATTCTTTGATTGTATCGCGTCTCTGCGGTTGGCTTCTTAAGTTGCTATCACCAGCCAAACAGAATGGAATCGGTGTCGCTATACACGGAGGCGCGCAATGAGTATCTAAAGCAACTGAGTCTATGGATTGTACCTCCGCTAGTCGAATTCTTTCGTAAAGAATACAATACGATTGCGGAAAAGGATTCTCGAAAAGCGATGGGACTATTCCAGGCGTTTTGCGCCGAAGTGCCGCGCTGGAATCAGGATGTTATCGATACCAATACCGGCGCACTATTGGATACTTGCCGATGCGATTACGTTGAAGAACTTATGACGGCGGTATTTATTGCGCACACGAAAATGCTGACGGCGATTCGCGTAAGTACGAAACATAAAAAACTTCAAATCACGTTACCGAAACTCGATCACTTTTTACACCGCGTATTTATTGAATGTGCGCGGTCGTTTTGGAAAGCGCCGTTTTTATTTGCGTCGGAACTTTCGCCAATTGAGAAACAGAAGAATGTTTTACAAGCGGAGGCTATGTGTACGGAGTCGTTGAGCGGAGCGGTCCGTTCGCTTTTACCGGTCAAGAACATTCTGCGTGATTATCTGGACGATGAAGAAGGTGATGATAAACCTGCGGAGGAGAAAGCCGCGAACGAATTGGAGGACGAGGAAGAGGTCGTCGCGGAAGCCGTCACGAGTGACGAGACAGCGGCTGTGGCTACAGCGGCTACAACGGTGCCTGCGGCTGTACCTGCGGCTGTGGCTACAGCGGCTACAACGGTGCCTGCGGCTGTACCTGCGGCTGTGGCTACAGCGGCTACAACGGTGCCTGCGGCAACAGTGGCTGTGAATACAGCACCTACAACAGCGCCAGTGGCAGCAGTGGCTGTGCCTGCGGCTGTGACTACAGCGGCTACAACAGTGGCTGCGGCAGCAACTGTAGAGGTAGCAAGTACCGAACCAATCATCGAGCCGAGTATCGAAAACAAAGTTGCTGCTACAGTCGCAGCAACAGCAGTCGCAGCAACAGCAGTCGCAGTCGCAGCAGCAGTCACAGATGTAGTCCAGGAGCCAAAAGAACCCGTCATAGTTCTCGAAAAACTCCCTACGCCTCCTGAACTACCTGTAACTCCAACCGTCAGTGAGCACGCTGTTACAACTCCTGTCGTAACGAGTCCCGTGAGTGTAGAAAAAACGAACGCAAATCCTCCGCATCTCACAATCGAAACCGAGCCTACAGTACATTTTACTCCGTACGATACAGTATTCCACGATACTAAAGATAGTGAAATCACGTACGCACCAAAAGTCAGCGTAGAAGATTTACCGCCGTCGACGTGGGGATTGGAGGAGGTTCCAAAATTAACTATTCAAAATACGAGCACCGCGATGTCACTCGCCGATGTAGAAGATTTAGAGCCGCGACCGGCGAGCGAAGATATTGATGCGCCTCTCCAGACCACCGGTGATTTCGAAGTCTTGGATGCATAAATTATTTTTTCTGTATCTCGATGGACGATACAAAATCACCTGGAGTAATGAGTGGCGGATCCAGAATATATACATTCAAATCTCCGAAGTGTCTGTAAAACTGTACATCAATCGGAGAATCCATGTATCGGAGTTTATCTAAAATACGGGGCAATGCTCCGTGACGAACTAAATACGCCTGCGTTCCCCAATTCGCCGCGTATTTATCATTTTTCCAACGTAGAATACCAGGAGCGATCGGAACTCCGTGCGTACCGCCAGTAAAAAAGTAGAGAATATCCCAATTATAAGGTACGGCGCGACTGATTGCCGACCAGCGACGCTGAAAATCCGGCGCTATCTCAATATCATCCTCGATGATGAAATGTCCGTGAGAACTCGGAAGGGAAAGTGTATTTAAATGTGTGAGTAATCGTTTGTGACTTATCCAGCATCCGATGACACCGGGTTGATGAAGTACGTAAGGATTTGTCTTATTGACTTCGTCGTCGTTACTACGTGTAATTGATGTACATACTCCGTACTCTTTCGCCGCGATATCACGACGCATCTCCTTACCATACGTAGCGGCCCAGCGAGTCACCGGTACGTCGAATTTATGGATATTGGTTAGCATATGCTCATTACGTTTGACATCTCGGTCTAAATTAATGTACCAAACGTCGTGTATTGTCGCGCGTTGAAAACTTCTGTAATAAATAACACACACAATCACCATTACAACAAAAATGAAAAGAAGAAGTTTTGTATATTTCATCCTTGTTTATAACTGCGGATTTTTTTGCGTTCGCTTTTCTGGTCGGCCCCTAGAAACACATGCAAACGCTCTACCTAATTGTCATGACCGCGATTGGCGGATTATTGACCCTATTCGCGGCGGCCGGTTGGGGATCATATAGCGAAAAGAAGCTTCCGGCAATGCCTGTTCTGTTTCGGTGGTTCGTGACGGGTACGCTCGGCGCAGGTCTTGGCGCCTATGCGTGGCTCTACGGCGCGGGTGGAGATCCAACGAAGATGTTGGAATCGATGGGTGAAGCGTTGGAAGTCAAGGGCGTAATGGAAGGATTAACTTCAGCGGTAAGTAGCGGTGGCGCGGCATCTTTGGTGGAGCAAGTTGCGGAGTCGGCCTCGGAATTAACGGTCGGTATGCCGGCTTTTTAGAAGGCAATCAAAAATATTCTATTTCATTAGAATGAATAATTACAATTTATTATTTTCGGTCACCAATCCTAATTTTCGTCCAAGTTCGCCGAATCCGTCGACGAACTATTCCTTTACGGGTCCCCTAGAGCCGAACGGAAAGAGTTGGAAAGAGATACGAAATGAACAACGAGCCGCGAAACTAGCCGCGCAAAAAGCCAAAAATGCTCCTAAACCGACTTTACGGATGCCTGGCCTGAAATTCGCGAACACTAAGAAAACTCTGACCCGGAGCGCGAACGGAAGCCGAAATCTTCTGACGCGAACGCAGCGAAAGCAACGAACGCGGAAGCAACGAAAGCAACGAAAGTAACAAGAGCAAAAGCATTCGACTCTACGTTTTTTTTCAACTAGATACATTGTAACTATTTGAAAATTCTTATCCAAAAAATATTAGTGTTTGTTTTTCCTCGTTTTTTTACTATTTGCTACCGGAGAAGAAGGACGCGAATTGACCATATTGGCGACGTATGTACTACCATTGTTATTGTTACTATGATTCGCGGACTCATTCGTTTCCAACACGGTCGGTAACTTCGTTAGTACAGCTGTGCGACGTTTGCGTTCTTTTTTACGATTCTGATTGAGTTTCGTACGTGTTTTACGAATAGATTTTATCCAGGGCATCTCTACATTGGGTCTTTCTTTTACATATACAGATGTGCGATGCTGGAATCCATCTCCGCCTTTTTCTTCAGGAAGAGTTCTACGTGTTCCTTCTTCAGCGTAAAGGGCAGAGCGAAATCCTTGATTGCGAAGGGAACCTGTTTCGGATCGTTGTAGAAGCGGAGCAGATTGATCTTACTGACGATCGTCTGAATACAACGCTTGAGTTCGCGTACTCCGGCCTCTCCGCCCGTGAAGTTCTCAATGACATGCTGGAGAATATCCTTGCTAATCGAGATCTTCTCGTGAAGACCGGACTCCTTGAGTGCCGCAACGAGTAGATAGTTCTCGGCGATGAGAAGTTTATCCTTGAGACTGAATCCCTTGACCTCAATGTTGTACATACGGTCGCGCAGAATCGGATTGACCTTCTCGTGATTGTTGTGGCTAAAGATGAAGAGGCAGCGGCTCAGATCCAGATCTACGCCCGTAAAGTACTTATCTTGGAAGCGATCGTTCTGCGAACCATCCGTCAGATGGATAAGGATATTCATAATCTCGTCGCCCTTCGGAGTCTCGCTGACCTTATCCAATTCGTCGAAGTAGATGACCGGATTCATACACTTGGATTGAATGAGTACATCTACAATCTTACCCCACGTCGAACCCTCGTACGTGTAACTATGACCGTCTAGGAAACTTGCGTCGGTCGCACCACCTAGCGAGATGAAATGGAACGGACGACCGAGCGCCTTCGCTACGCCATCCTTAATCAGCGAAGTCTTTCCTACACCGGGCGGACCGTGAATACTGAGTACATTCCCGTTCGCTTTGGGATTTGCGATCCACGAACTCACGAACTGCATAATCTGGAGTTTCGGCTCTTCGTGACCGTAAATCGCCGACTCCATACACTTATGAACAGTACTCATAAACTCGTGGCACTTCTCGGCACCGTCCTCCATCTTGACCGGTAGATCCTTGAACTCCGCAAGCGGAATGCCCGTGAAACCATCGATCCAGTGGCTCACCTTATAGTATTCAGTGGAGGAAGGCTCAATATTACAAAGCGCGTTGTACTTCGCCATTGCGATACGGTTCAGATCGGGTTTCTTCGCGACCTTCTCCAGAATCTTAAACTTCAGCGGAATCTGGACCTCGCCAGGACTCGCCTTGTGTTCCAGTACTTTCAACAGATTGTTCTGCTTATCGCCAGTGAGCGACTTGAAGTACGTAATATCATTGTCAATCGTATCTTCCTCCTCATCCTCTTTCTGTACAAGTTCGACGAACCGGCGAACGGAGGCCGACTCTTTCTTGAGATTGTACTTCCGAGGCTTGTTCGGATCGCGACCTCCTCCTCCAAGCAGATCGGAAATGACGATATCAATACCACCGCCACGACGCAGACGAGGCTCCTCTTCCTCCTCCTCTTCGTCATCCTCTTCGTCCTCCTCTTCATCCTCCTCGTCCTCCTCCTCGTCTTCCTCTTCCGTTTCATCCTCGTCTTCGTCAAAACTCTCCTCCTCTTCTACCTCTTTACGCTTGGACTTCTTCAGAATCTTCGCAGGTCGCTTAGGCTTCTTGACCTCCTCTTCCTCCTCATCCGATTCCACAATAAGCATCGGCTTAGTCCGGTGCTTTTTCGGCTTGACGATATCAGCCTCCTCTTTCGCAATGCGCTTTCTGCGCATCTTCGGCGACTCGCTCGAGTCGGAAGGCAGACCGAGTTCTTTACGAATCTTCTTCTTTGCGACTATTTTCGCCTTGCGAGGCGGACGCTCGTTTACCTCCATCTTGAACATCTCCTCACTGCTCGACTCGCTGTAATCGTAATCAATCAGATTACGAATATTACCCTTGCTATCGACACTGCTATCGTCGTCATCCTTCGACCGATTCTTCTTGCCGTGCTTCTTATCATCGTGGCGGGGCATTTCAATGGACTTCTTCTTTATTCGGGAACTTTGATCGCATCTACGTAATGCGATCAGAGTTCAATTTTGTCCATGACCTATTTACTTACGGTTCTTACGGCTAGCCTTGCGGTTCTTGCGACTGTCTTTGCGACTGTCTTTGCGACTGTCTTTGCGACTGTCTTTGCGACTGTCTTTGCGATTCTTGCGACTGTTCTTACGGTTCTTGCGACTGTCTTTGCGATTCTTGCGACTGTCTTTGCGGTTCTTACGGTTCTTACGGCTGTCCTTGCGATTCTTGCGACTGTTCTTGCGATTGGCCTTGCGACTGTTGCGGCGGTTCTTGCGGCTGACCAGCTTACCGAACGCATTCTCAACACCGGAAGCACCACGGCTCGCGATGCTCGTCACACCATTCGTAGTGCGACGAACGCCCTTCTTCAGAACGTTCTTCGCGCCGCTGACAAGGCCGAAGGGAACATTCACAACCGCATTTGCTGCATTCTCGGCCATGCGCTCCGCCGTTTTGACTAAATTCGTAGCCATACCGACTGCACTGCTCAACAGACGACTCTTGCGGGTATTACGACGATTCGGCATTTTCTATAGATAGCGACGATTATTAATTTTTACCGCAGAGGAAAAACCGGGAATCAAAAATGCTTTTGTATTGCTTTTTCTGGTTGTTTGGTTTTTGTTTTACGGAAAGGAGTATTTAACGGTACAGCCATCCGCGGTTGCCCGCATCTACGAGATCCATGAGCGCGAAGCGTCCCTTGTTTGTAAATCCGGGTACGCTGGCCTTCGGCTTAGCCAGCAGCGCCGCGAGTCTATCCTTCACGCCCGCCGACCAGGAAGCCTCGCGGAGAATTCCGGAAGCCGACTTACACATATTCGCGAGACAGTCGACGTACTCCTCGCACAACAGAGTGTTGCTAGCGTCCGTGTGGATTGTCTCCAGTACCGTGACAATCTGCTGAATCAGATTCGCAAACGCGATCTTATCGACCTCGCCCATCTTGACGAGTTCAGCGACGAACTGGCTGTAGCCGCGCCGGAACTTCTTACGCTCCTGCGCCTCGACGAAGGCTCGGTAGCTCTCCGTACCAGGATCGGGAGCCGTTGTGACCTCGGAAAAGATCGCCGTGTAGTCGCGGAAGAGATTGATCATCACAGTCCGGAAATGCGTAAATTCGTCGGCGAGTTCGTGAATGAGACGAGCGTAGAGCGGACAGAAACTCGACTCCGTCGCCGCCTTCTGAAATACGTACTTCATCAGCTCGTCAAGAAACTCCGTATCGTCTGAGGATAGAATCTGCTCCATGAAGACCTTCGTCGCGTCGTACGTCGAGTGGCCGATCTTATTGATCTTACCCTTCACTCGCGCGAGCATACGGTCTTCTACGTCCATCGCCTTGACTGCCGCCGAACTGAACTTGGCGGTGGTCGTAGTCACAGTCGTCACAGCCGTCGCGGTGGTGGCAGTCGTCGCAGTGGTCGTCGCAGCAGAAGCTGCCTCTCGCGCCACCATAGGAGCTCGTGTATCGTGCTCCCTGCGTTCGTGGCGCGAATAACCTGTAGGTCGCTCCGGTGCGCCAGGTACGTACGGAGCGCGCTGCGGACCGCGACGACGACTGTGCCAGACCTCGAATCCGTCTGTTCCGCGGTTGTCATCTGCGCGTTCTCCACGAACAGTATGATAATCGTAATGACCGCGAGTGAAGCCCCCAGAAGAACCAGAGCCAGAACCAGATCCAGAAGAACCAGATCCACGCCATCCGTCCTCGCGACGGTCGTCGCGCCGGAATCCATCCTGAGGATTCGTAATGTGCGCAAATCGCGTCGCCGGCTTCTTGGCGTGAAAGTACGAAATGCGCGCGAGCACTGCCTCGACCTCGGAAGGACACGCGTGCTCCTTATTCCGCATCTCAAGTACCATACGAAGCCGTTCCGGAAGAGAGGAAGGCAGAGGAAGGTGGGATGCCATACTAGAACGAACGGACATTTGGAAGAAAGAAAGAGAACGCAAGAAAGTAAGAAAGTTTGGAAAGGAAAGAAATGGAGCCCCGACGTGTTCCAAGGCTAACTTTAGGATTCAATTTTTTGCCACATCTACGACTACAGAATGGGGAAAAATATCTATAATATAATACACCATCCCACTAAATGCGTATCGGTACCCAGGTAAGTTCCGATTTATCTCTCCATACGTTATCCATTCCCGTAAAAACATCCTGGGGATCCGACCTGTTCAAAAAAGGGTTCGAAAATTGCGTATCCGATCCGAAAGATATTAAGCGCCGGCAATTACCTCTGTTAGCACTAACTACAGAAAAACCAATCTGTGCGCAAATACAAACCGAATTAGAAACACTACAACCGACCGTAGTCGATGATATTTTGACAACGCAGGACAACCGGATTTCCGAATCTGTTTCGCAAGTATTATGGAAACCCAATTCATTCGGAAGTTTTCTCAACAGTAGTCCGGTTGTTTTGAATACACTCATTGCGTGGAAAACGCTCGTATTACCAGCATTTGCCATTATTATGCCACTTTTAGCAGTTATTGTTCCGTATTTTGTGCTTCAATTTACCGGAAACGGAATCGATATCAATGCATATTTAGAACATATTAAATCCGTCATTCTGAAACAAATCAGTATTCCCCAAATATTAAAATCGCGACGCTCCGATGACCGGCTCGGATTTGTATTCGAGTCATTGTTTGTCGTACTGACTCTCGCGATGTTCATTAGTAGTTTATGGAATCAGATTTCTGCTTCTTTACATTTACGAACGATATGGAGTGATATTGCCGAACGAGGAGCCGAACTACAGCGATTACGTTCCGTTAGCAACAAGATTCTCAATTTGCTAAAAACCTTACCAATCAAAAAACAGCGCGTATTACGTTATGTACTCGAATCGGGCGAATCGGCTCTCGCTCTCTGTAAAAATCTTGAATCGCTCGATGATGTGAGTACATTCGGAACCGTCTGGAACGATAACGCCGGAATTCTAAAACTCAAAGAATGGATATCGCACATCGATGTCTATACGACCATCGCGCAATTGGATGGCATATGTTTTCCGCGCTGTACTACAAAAGATTTAATACTTCAAGGAGTACATCATCCATCCGTACAATCCTGCGTTCCCAACAGTATATCATGCGCGGCTAGTAATACTCTCGTTACAGGACCGAACCGCGGCGGTAAATCAACCTTTTGTAAATCGGTCGGATTGGCGATTCTGACCGCGCAGAGTTGGGGATTCGCCTGGGCGTCGCGAATGTCTTTTACGCCGTTTCGCGGTATTTTCACGGCGCTGGAGCCGTGTGGGAAACTCGGAATTGCTTCCACCTTTGAAGCCGAAATAGAATTTGCGAAATCCGTGTTGGCTGCGGAGGAACGGCCGCTGTTCGTTATGATGGATGAGATTTTCCACTCTACGAACGCCGGCGACGGTGTTGCGGCGAGCAAAGTCTTTATGAAACGGCTGTACGGTCTTGACGGAGTGACGAGTATCATCTCCACGCACTACAAAGAACTCGCGGCGACGTTTTCGAACTCTGTACAGACGCTTCAACTCGTCGCCCACGAGAACGACGGTCGGCTTCAATACACGTATTCGGTAGCGCCTGGAATTTCCGATAAGAGTAGCGTGATGGAGATTTTAGCGGAGCGCGGACTTCTCCGACTCTGAATGGACTGATTCTCCGGCATTTTTTTTAAAACTATGTCCATAGTATAAATGTCTTCCACGCTGTCTTCTTATAAGCAAAATGTGACCCGTGCGTTCGCCGTGACTCAAGATTCTAATAGTGGAGAACAAGGTGCATATTTTTTTGCCGATAGCGATATTGATGCCTGGTACGCTGCCAACAAATCAAAGATCACGAAACTCGGCAGTCTTTACATAATTCCAGGCACAAATAGCGGTACAAATTTTGTCGATGTCCTTACCGGTAGAAACGGTAGTACAGCACTCAATCACACCAACGATACCATTACAGAACGTAAAGCCCTCAAAGATATGGGCAAAGATGTAATCATTGGTAACAGTCTAGAGTCTCGTCTTCTGGTTCTCCGGCGCGTTCAGAAGTACAGTGACTCTACATTAGGAGGTGCTTCTGCTACGACTTACAATGGTTATGTCGTTGTAGAGAATAATGCAGAGGATTTACAGGGGAACACTGGTCGCTTTACGGTTCGTGTAGCACGTGTATAAGTTGGCTTCACACATTCTAATTTATGTTGCCGTAGCCTACAAAAATTAGGATACCTACACGGATCTAAATATTTAATTTCCAAGAACCCGATTGTCGCTTCAATCGTATGTATTCCTGCGCTTCGGAACTCAGCACCCATCCTGGAATATTGATCGATTGAAACAATTCCTTGACAATACTTGCGACGGGTAACCACTCCGCATTTGTTTTCGCAATCGTTTCAATCTCTCCTTTCAGCATATCCATTTCGTATAACGAACGTTTGAACCGATCGCACGCGCAATCCGCGTCAGACGCGACTAACGAAGGATCGGCGGAAGAACGGCATGTTTTCGGAAATCCCGCCATCATATTGTTACAAAATCCGCTACTATCCATTGCGGGCTTCTCCTTCAGAAATTGGGTCGTTTGGTCACATACCGCGCGTTCATGGTGCGTACAAATATAATTGACGCAAGCGGTGTTACATTGTCCTTTTCGCTCCAATGTTTCACTATACTTCTGAAGAATACGTTTTTTTACATCGGCCATAGAAGCTCCACGTTGCGCTCCACGTTGCGCTCCACGTTGCGCTCCACGTTGCGCTCCACGTTGCGCTCCACGTTGCGCTCTGTATTTTCTGCTACGCTTTGTCGTAGTTTTCGTTTTTCGGGTATATTTCATTCTACTAATAGGGCTGAGAAAAACGCGGTTGGCTTCGTAAAATAAGACTTGGACGTAGAGCAGAGACGGAATGAATCTATCCGACACCTTTTATGTTGCGCTGTGTATGACTGTGCTAATTTTAGGCGTCGTATATTGGTTTTGGACGCAGAACCAATTTATTCTTCGCAAACTCAATATGCTAGAGAATATTGTGTATGAAATGAAAACATCCTTTCAGGTAGCCCCGGATAGCGAACCGATACGTGCCGATTACGCTCCCGCACCTTCCTCTGTACTCGGAGAAGACGAGGATATTGAACACGAGGAACTCCTTGGTGAAGTCGAAGCCAACGCCGCGGTGGGTTCTCTACCTCCAATGCCCGAAGAGACGAGCGACGAAACGAGCGTTCCCGATGCGCTCCAGCCCGGTGGCATAGGTTCCGGTGTAACGAACGTCGTACTACCGGATTCGTCGGCGAAAGGTTCCGTACTCGATTCGATGACGCTCAAAGAACTACGTCGTCTTGCCGAGCAGAAAGGAGTCGCAGGAGCGGAGAAAATGCGTAAGCAGGCGCTCATTGACGCTATCAACGCGATTCCGGTTGTAAAACCCTTTGAAGCCACGGAAGCGACGTTAGAGTTATCATAATGTTTTTTATATTGCTAAATCAAAGAAAGAATGAGTTTAGGATATTCTTCGGTGACGCCGGCCGGCGAAGCCTGCTATTCTACAATTGATCCGCATTACAGTAAAACCGGAGCGCCCGCGCGTATGGCCGATGGTCGTATTATGACGGATTACCGTCCTCGCTGCTTCCAATATCCGCTCCAGGCGTCGCAAAAGTGGGGCGATAACGGCGCGCGCCAACGTATGATTCACGGAGCCGAAGAATTGATGTTGGCCGCGCGAGAAGTCAATAATCGTAAGGTAACGTCGGTATCGTGCGTCGATACGATGGTTCCGGAACTATACAAACGTGTATGTACTTGGGACGGTTGTAAAACCATTCCCGGTAATTTTATGGGTATCGGCGTTGGACGTATTTACGTTCCTTCTGCCGTATCTTCGGCCGCAGAGCCGCAGATGCTCTCCGATATTTCGGTACCAAAAATCCCTGCGACCTATCCTCGGCAGCCTCCTCGTGTCGGCTCGCAGTGCGCCGTCAATGATCCGGAAACGGCCTACCTTGTCAAAGGTGATACAACGTTTTACGGTGGTTCGGCGAAATCGCATCCGTATTCGGCTCCGCGAGACTAGACCAACGGGCATTTGAAATGGGTAGTTTTGCCAGGCAAAAACTACCTACATTTTATATGACACGTTGGCGGTCTAAAAAATGAAACCCCCGTCATTTATACTATTTTTATTCCAACAGTATAAGTGAATGGAAACAGGAGAAAAGATGACTTTATTGATAGCGGACGAAGACCGTAATAGTATTTCTTCAGAATTGCTTACACCGGTGCGGTCTGTAGAGGCGGGAGGAGCCGGCGATTGTTTTTATTATTCGCTATTCGAGGCATTACGGAAACAGAATTTGTTAGACCGCGTAGCAATCAGTACAGAGAAACAAGTGTTTGTAAATCGTTTTCGCTCCATAATATCCCAGAATGCCGATAGTTTAATACTAGAACTGTATAGACTTGTATGCGACGCCCGTGCTACAGAATACCACTCGGATGACGCATTTGAAGAGTACATTCGAACCTCTGAATATCCAACATGGTTATCTGACTTACTGCTAGATACATTCCCATTCGGCGCGGCGTGTCTTGAACACGCTGTTGATAGCGAAGCGGTACAAAGATTTATCCGGCGCGCGAAATATCAAATGACGGTGCGCGGAAATTACGTCAGTAGTATTGAGCCTCGAGTTGCCCAGGAATATCTGCGCGGCCTCGGTATTGTACTCGATATTAAGAACAGATTCGTCACGCAATTACTAAATGTCAAGGATCGTATAGTGTTACGAAACATCAGTGCGGGACATTATCAGTATTATGAATTTCTCGAAAGTGATTCGGCGAGAAATATTAATGATGCGTATTCGGTTGTGGAAGAAGCGCCTGCTGCTGCAGCGCCTGTAGCCACTCGTATTCCTGGAAAGTTGCCTCCTTCCATTCCTCTCTCCGAAAAACCGGCAACTGGTTCGAATACAAACACAGTTCCTAATGGAAAGCCTAATAGAAAACCGAACGCAAAGCCTAACGCGGTTCCTAACGCGAAGCCAAATGGAAAACCGAATGGAAAACCGAATGGAAAGCCAAATGGAAAACCGAACGCAAAGCCAAATACATACAAAAATACTACACGTATGAATCGTAATTTTACCAGTAAATTACACCGACAAATCCGTCGCATACAGGCCGCATATCAATATTTACTGGATGAAGTTGAACGTCCCGAAGAATAATCATAAGTACGTATAGAATGGAACATCCTAGTTCAGGCAATGGCGTGGAGGGTGTTGTTCGTCGCGATCCGTCCACGGGTCAAGTAAAAATAACGGGACGTGTGACGGGACTCGGTTTTGAGCCACAGAAAATTATGTGGCGTGCGGCGGCACCTGTGACACGAGGTATCGGGTTTGCCGGTTCCGGTTATCCTTATCCGAATAAGGAAATCGCCTATGCGAATACTCCAAACGCCGGTGTCGTAGAATCTACCGACGGTTCCTTTCAGATTGATTTGAAAGGTATTCCGGCGGGTTACTACGTAGGTCTCGGCTCCACCTATGTACCACCGCTCGTCGAATTTCTATCGGTAACGAAAGCCGGTAAGCGTTTCTCGACAGCGCTGTGGTGTAACGATACCGCAGCACCGTACCGCTGGACTGCGGGAGCGCCCGCTACGCTACGACCGCAAATCGATACGGAAGAAGCGACGGGACGCGCGATGTACTATTTTGGTCGCGAGCAACTACCCCTGTTTGAAAATCAGGAAGCCCAACTGAGAGCGAAGGGATATCCTGGAGATATGACGGGACGTGGATGGCCGGAAGCAGAAGACCGAAAGCCGTGGTCTAGAGTGACGGCACCGGCATAATAATTGAATTCAATATACATTGTATATTCTGTTCAACTTTACACATCCGCACCCTTAATGACAGCAAACCGAATAGTGATAGCATCGCTGGAATTAGAACCACTAATATTATAAATAGTTATCGCGCACCGCTTCGGCAAGGGAGAGGGAGGACCTGTAGGAGCTTCAACAAAGGCTTTTATAGTATAAGCACCCATATTCCAATTTAATACTACTATATCATTGAGATCAATGAAAGTATTATATAAATTGAAAGATACACTAGCACCAGCATTTAGGTTTGCGTTATGCGTAATAATTTGCCCAGTAGGCTTATTTAATGTAACAGCGTCACTCTTAGAATTTAGCTGTGGAACGGATCCACCGCTTCCAGTTGCGTAACCGATGCCGCTGCCCGCATAGACAAACGTACCCGCCGTGACCGTCGTACCCGCCGAAACGCTCGTACCCGCCGTAACCGTCGTGCCCGCCGAAACGCTCGTACCCGCCGAAACGCTCGTACCCGCCGAAACGCTCGTACCCGCCGTCACAGACTGTCCCGCATTCACTAAACCGTTCGTAATCACCGGCGCGCCCGCATCCGGCGGAGCGCCCGTCACCGCATCGACGCCATTCAGGAAAAAGTTTGGTGTATTCGTACTGTAGGACGCAAACACGGCGGCATTCGGATCAATGTAACCGTGCCACAGTTTAATATTATCATAGACGCTCACCATTGGCGTACGGACGCCGGAATGAACGCCAGGAAATAGTTTCTTACCCGTCTCGCGGAGAACGCGCTTCGCCGGACAATCACTACCGGAAGCCGCCGCTCCGGAAGGCGATGACGTACTGAACGCTACGAGTTGTCCAGGCGTGACAATCACACCATACGCGTCCCGCACCGGAGGAACGTAAGTGAAAATAGAGGCCTGGAAAGGCGTCGAAGAAATGTACGACCGTTTGCTGGAATCGGGAACTGACGGATTGGCTACGTTCGCAATGGACGACATTTATATTAAGGGCGCTGGAAAAATTTGAATACTTCGCATCCTGTAGTAGATTGTACGGCACAATGCTATCCAATACAACGGTGAGTCTATGCGGAATTCACAATTCCGAAACGCTTCTTTCTTTTCTTTCTTTCCTTTCTTTCCAAAATGTTCAAGTGAAAACCTGGACTCCCAACATTTCCGCGCTCATCATTGGTGAGAACGTGGCAGCAAAATGGAAATACGCGGAAGCGGTTCGCCGCGGCATTCGTATTCTTACGGTAGCCGAAGCCATGCCCTCCGCCGAATCCGATTTATGGGTGACGAAATACGCTCCACGGACTCTCGGAGATGTAATCGGACACGCTGACGCAATTCGAACGCTAATGACGTGGCTCAATGCTTGGACAGTCACAATGACTACGCCACGCGCCGCTCTTATCACCGGACCGCCTGGCATAGGAAAAACTACGCTCGCGCATCTTATCGCCGCAGCCTGCGACTACGGAGTTGTTGAACTCAATGCGAGCAATGAGCGCTCGGCGGCGGCAGTGAGTCGGTGGTTTGAGGAAGCATCGCGCGCGGGTTTTGTAGGTCGTCGTCGTATCGTCATTATGGATGAAGTCGATGGTATGAGTAGTGGCGACCGTGGAGGCATCGGCGAACTCGCGCGTATTATTCGTAAATGCGCGTTTCCTATGATTTGTATCGGTAACGAACGAACCGCTCCGAAAATGCGTCCGCTCGTCTCGTGTTGTCTTGACGTTCGTTGTGCGCGACCACCACGTAGTAGTATCGCGAAACGTCTGATGACCTCGGTTATTCATCCGGCCAAACTCAACTATACGCAGACGCAATTGGAAGACCTCTGCGAACGCAACGGCAATGATATTCGGCAAATTCTGAACTTCCTACAATTCGATGTACGTTCCGGTGGAACGAAGGATGAACTTCTACGTGTCGATCCGTTCTCGGCGACGGGACGGCTCTTTGGCGCCTCCTGCTACAGCACTCTCGATCAGCGTCTCGGACTGGTCTTTGTTGAGTTTGGACTGATGCCGCTTATGGTCGCCGGAGGCTACATTGCCGCCGCCGGTAAAAAGGTCTTTGGTAGTATGGAACGTTGCGTATCGGCAGGTATGTATCTTGGTTCCTACGATATCATGGACCGTACGTTGCGACGTACTATGAATTGGGGACTTTTACCCAGTACGTTAATGAATATCGTCGGAGCCGCTGCGGCGGCGGACGGACCCGCTCCGTTCCAAATCTTTCCTTCGTGGCTCGGTAAAAACTCGAAACGTCTCAAACATCGGCGTATGCTGACCACTCTACGTCGCAACGGATGTTTCGGTTCGGATATGGATTTACTGGAATCGCGTTCCTTGTTGCGTACGCGACTCTTTCGGCACACGGATGCCGTGGATGTTGTGAATGATCTTGTATCACTCGGACTGACGCGCGACGATATGCTCGATACACTTATCGATACCGCCTTTTCCGACGAAACTATTATACTCGATACAAAACTCAAGGCGGGAATCACGCGCGAGTGGAAAAAACGCGGTATCGATACTACAAGCGTCTCTGCGGATGTATCGGATGACGACGATGACGAAGACGTACCTATTGAAATAGAGTAGTCGTCGCAAAAATTGAACCGGTGTATCTTTTTGAGTCTATTCAGTACAATGTCCGATACTGTTCTAGACGCGTTGTTACTTACGCAGAAACAGGCGATTCTGGAGAAGAATACAGAGTTTGAATCTCGGTGGGAAAAAACGCTCCAAGAATTTCTAGGCTCGATTGATACTGCGGGGATTGCGAAGAAATTCAATGAGATTGTAAAACTCGATCCGTTTGTGACTTCGGTTTCGCATACCTTACAAATGTCTTTGGACGGTATTCTCGCGACGAAAACGTCGTATTTACACCACGGCGCAATCTGCTATGAGAATCCTGTAACGAATATACCGGTCTGTTCATTTATTACGGCGAATCCTCGCACTGGAGCACCGTATCGCGTTACCCATTCCTGCGTAACGGGGAATGAAAACTCCGACTTTGACGAGTACATTCTAGGAAAAATGGCGCCTGTCCGCGTATTGCTACGTACAGCTTTCCCTAAAGCGAATATTCGCGTAAGCATCAATCATTGTGCGGTACAAAGTGTCATAGATATTCAGATATCCTACTCGCTCGAACAATGGATTGACAAACTACCTGTTCTCTCCGAGCGCGTTGCGTATGATGATTTTATTCAGTGGTAAAAATTACGTTGATAGAAAATTTATCAATGTAAATAATTATAACGTTTTTTTCAAGATTTACATCATCTTGAAACCGCCGGCGAGCTGCGATCCGAGAGCCAGACCGGCGCCCTGTCGGCTGGTAAGACCGATGCTAGGGGACAGCAGGTCCAGGATAGCAAACACAACCGCGGCGACCGTGGCTACGACCACGATCTCCTCAACATTCGGGACCTTGCGGGGGATGATGACCATCGCCACCGCGACGGCGAGACCCTCCAGGAAATACTTGATGGCACGCGTCAGGAGTTCGCTGGCAGAGAAACCGTCCATTTGTCTTATATTCGGGGGTTTGATTTTTTTCTGGGAAGTGCGTTACAATCTAAAGATTGGAATACCTGGAGAATTAGAAACAATGTCCGCTCCTGACGAAAAAAAGGAGGTATATCTCGAGGCAGATAAGGAAATTCCGGGACAACATTATGTTGCGCTAAGTTTTCTGAGCCCCAATAAGGTCCTGAAAAACAAGGATATTTTTTTCTTCTGCGAATTTCTGAAAGATTATGAGATTCAGTACAAAATCCGGGCTACGGAATCCTTCGTCATGAAGCAGGCGACAAAAGTTCAGGAGTCTGCGTCGCGCGTACAGGATGTTCTTGAGAATATGATTCTGCGTAAAGATACAGTAAGCGCAGAGGATCTAAGCGGTGCGCTCGCGACGGTCAAGGATATGCGCGCAAGTCTCACGCGCGATGTCGCCGCCGATTTGGAAGCCCACGTCAAGTCGGAGATGACTGATTTTAAGACGACTACGATTCAAGAGGCCTACGAAACTTTCCTCTTCAAACACCGCAAACGTCTCGAGGAGGAATTTTTCACGGCAAACGACTTCCGTACTACGGTTCAGGGTCTCAAGGTTCGCGGTGTATATGATACATACGCGGAAGCCCTCGGACGCGCGAAGACACTACAGAAGATCGATCCGTCCTTCAACGTCTATGTTGGTCAGGTCGGTTTCTGGCTACCGTGGGATCCGGAGCCTCAAGAGGTTCAGGACCAGGAGTACGCCGACGACCAGCTCAATCAACTCATGAAGAAATACAAGGAGAACGAGTCGCAGCGCGACGAGTACTATGCGCAAACGAAGAAAGACCGCCTAGCAGGCAATAAAGTACGCGGAAATACGTCGGTAATTGGTGGCGCGGGTTCTGAATCGGTAGGCGCACCAACCGATATGTTCGCAGGCGAGGATCTAGCGATTGCGCGGAAACGCGAACGCGCATCGAATGCGTAAGCGATAAAAAATGAACACTCTTTCACATACATGGTGATATGTATCAACATGTACGTACTCTACATCAAGACCGATTTGAAAGAACTCTATACCGCGGCCGCCAAAACCTATCTCGCAAAGCCTTACGACCAGCGGGATGCCGGGTTCGATCTCGTATGTGAAGCGTGTATCGTAGGCGATAGCGTATTGAAGATTCATCAAAAAGCCTCTGCCGCGCTCTTTGATACGCGACTGAAGCAATTTCGCGCCTACTGGATGCTACCTCGCTCGTCGATTTCGAAAACTCCGTTGCGACTCGCAAATTCCGTCGGACTGATTGACGCCGGCTACCGCGGTCCTCTCCTAGCCGCGGTTGATAATACTAGTGACTCTTGTTGGCATGTAGAGATGGGTACTCGTCTCTTCCAATTATCTTCACCGGATCTACTTCCCTTCGACGATATCCAAATTGTCGATGAAATCCCAGGTGGCGAGACCCTACGCGGATCGGGAGGATTTGGAAGTACAGGTGTAAATTACATCGTCTAAGTTCTGCGAAAAAATGATTCGCTCAAAAATGTACGGCTTCAGAGGCAATGGATATTCTTGAATATGCGATCGGATTCGGTGGTTGGACGGCCGTAATTTCTCTCGTATTCCTCTATACTTACGGCAATGTGTATCCGGTAACGATTGTATTTACTCCCGTCATCACCATATGTTTAACTTACGTTGTTCTTCAACTATGCCGATGGATATTTCTCTTCTTACTATGGTGCGTACAACAAATGTTCCGTGCGGAAATCTTGCTGTCATCGCTCTTTATATTTACAATGGGCATTCTACTCTACACGGTTCGCGCAACACTCGTAATTATCGAGGAGGTGGACTAAATTATTTACAGAATGTAAGGAACGATGAAACGAAATTCCTTTTTGCTTTATATTTTTCTCGCCGTTGTAATCATTTCGTTCTGTCTATATTTTTATCCTGCTCCGTACAATCTTCCAAAAATTATTTGGATGTATTGGGATACGCCCGATGTACCGCTACTTATTCAACAAATTCATACTTACAATATTCCGAATCTGAAAGGATGGGATATTCGGTTTCTGAATAAAACCCTACTTCCTAATTTTATCGATGAATACGAATATCCGAAACATTACAATACTCTGAAACCCCAACATCAGGCCGATTGGATACGTTTAAATTTATTATCCAAATACGGCGGCGTATGGATGGACGCATCGATTCTAGTGAATGATCCAGATGCTCTGAATCGCCTACATCGTCGGAGTCTGGAACGACACAGTCACATGACGGGATTTAGTTTCCAAAATACGAAGTCCCACTGTACTTCCAACAGAAATCTATCATTGTATATTGAAAATTGGTTTATTATGGCTCCTACTAATAGCATCATAATACGTGAATGGTTCAAAGAATATCATGAGGCCGTGACGATAGGCTTTTTAGCGTATAAACGACGTTTAACCGCTGAAAATATTGACCTTCATTTGGTATGGGATTCCCACGTCGATACCGATGTATATTTAACCCAACACGCCTGCTTACAATACATTCTACAGAAGAAATTATCAACGATTCCACCTATGATTATCAATCCGGCCGAGCACGATATGTTAAAGGATATATGCGGTATGGAGAATCGTATGAAATGCTTACGCGATCATCCTGAAGAAGCCCGTAAAACACCGTATATTAAACTCGTCCGCTCCGATCGGAAAAATGGTGTAGATATTTCGCCTTTTTTTACCTAGTATTTTTTGACTTGTACAACCGGTCCTTTACGCTCGACGGTTCCCGCCGTCAGTGTCGGTCCCGTTTCTCCCGCCGCCTCGGCGAGTTCTTTCTGTCGCTCGTATTCTGCCGATTTAATCCAATGCTCGCGCGATCCGATTTTAAAATCCGGATGCGGCGTAGCCTTGTACCAAAAAACGCAATCCTCAATACGATTCGTTTTTGCGCCGTTATGAATCACTAAGCACTCGTAATTTTCGGTACATTGGTCCATAATTTGACAAAACAATTCAAACGTTGGAAAAATACCCGCGAATTGATCGTAAATACGTTTCCGCGCGCTCACCTGATTTTCGCGTAGAATAAATACGTAATCCACCTGTCCTCGTAGCACCGGCGGAATACCCATCACATACTGGAGCGCTAAAATATATAACAGTCCGTAATGCCGACCGTTCATAAATAACGAGCGTATATATTTATCACTGATCCATTTATTATCGTACATACAGTCGTCCATAATAATAAACGCACGGCGATCCAGTGCCGATGTACCGCGAGTCTCTTTTTCTTTACGAATTTGCTTCGTAATCGCATCTTGGCGTTTTAGTACGTTACTAATGATATTTGTATTGAATTCTTCGTGGATAAATAAACTAGGTACGATGGTTGAATAAAATGCATTCGCGCCTTCTGTACCGGAAATCACGGTTCCAATCGGAAACCGCTGTTTATGCCACGCAAGATCTTTAATCAAATAAGATTTACCAGTACCGCGGCGGCCAATCATCACGACGACGGCGTCGTCGGGTATCATTCCCATATTGAATTTAGAGAGCCGGAGATTCACGGTCGGTCGCTGACTCGCGTCACCGGCTGTAGGCATAATTGCGCTCAGCGTAGCTCCTGCGCCTGCGACCGCTGCTGCTCCTCCTGTTCCTGCTCCTCCTACTGCTGCTCCTGCTCCTACTGCTCCTGCTACTCCAGACATTCTGATACCTTTCTGTGAGAAACCAAATTTTTACGAGACCCGCGGGTCTAAGATTTTGTGAACGCGCGAGGATCTTTTTGCCAATCTTTTTCGGGGCGGTCTATTACATTATTACGATACACCATCGCATCAATAATCGGCGACTCGACACCCCGTTGTTTCATAAATGTCGCTAAAGACGCGGTATCCTTCGGTAAGCAAGTACCACCAAAACCAAAATGTCCATCGTATCCTGGAACTAAACTATGACTATTGCCGATACGTGTATCCCGCGTGACGCAATCGCGAACCGTATTGTAGTCACATCCGATGGTGCTACATAACTGATATATTTCGTTATAAAAACTTATCTTGAGTGCTAAAAAATTATTGCGAGTGTATTTTACGAGTTCTGCCTCGGTCGTAGAGGTAAATTGAATATCATTCGATTTAATTTTTCCACACGAATACGCCGCTTGAATTAAAGAAGTAAATAACGTTTTTTCCTCCTCATGCCGTGCGCCAAATATCCAAGCCGCACATTGGAAAAAATCGTTCCGCCAATTTATTTCCGTCAAAAACTCGGGCATAAACATCACATCCAGTTCTTTACTCGTACCAGGAGGTACGGTACTACGTAAAACAATATTCGTAACGCCAGCCGATTTCAGTTCCTGAATACAATTCTTTACAATTGTCGTATTACAACGACCGTCTTCGTACGACGGAGTTGGTACGCATACAAATACAAAATCGAGTCCGACCAGATCATGTATAGTCGTTGACGGCGGTAAGCATCGCCGCGGATCTTTATCAAAAATTCGCACCTCAATCGCATCACATTCTAATAACGCTGTCGCACTGCCTACAAAACCTCCGCCGACAATACCAATACGCATCCCTATATATTTTAAGAACATTTTTTTTGAACTCACCATAATGATAAGGGATTGATGCGAAGTGACAGACACCGAAAACTTGCGTCTTTCCAACGGTGCGCGTACTTCGCGACTACAAACTTAAATTCCCGTTCTCCCTTCGCATCAGGGACCATATACAACTGGCTTTCACTCTGTCCTACGCACATTAGGAGTTTCTGCGGGCTGGTCTTATCGACGCTAAAATAATATGGTTCGTTACTATCCGAACAGAAGAAATGAAATCTTACACTTAAACTTGGATATTTACCGTGTAGATACGCAAACAGATTCAACCAGAGTTGAATCGTCGCATTATCCATATGATCCATAAGTTTATGCGTATCGCAATACGTCCGCATAAATTCGGTCAGCGTCCAGGTCGGTTGTTCCTCCCAGCCGGTCGTCGTCTTCACGAGATGGAAGAACGCAGCATGCTTCCAGCCCTGAATATCCTTCGCGCTCAAATCTGCGAGGGTAATCACATAATCATCCGGCGTTTTCTCATTCACGGTCGCAAATAACGGATACGACCAAGTACCCATTCTAACTAATTAAATGGAATGTTGAATCGCTCAATTTTTTCGTTGCGGTAGTCTTCAAAATATAGACCCGGTATCACGATTAGAAATGCCCGCAAGACCGATACCTCGGCGAGGACGTGGAGGAGGCGCAAGAGGCGGAGGAGGCGCAAGAGGCGGAAGAGGAGGAAAACCCGTTGCTCCTAAACAAACAATACAACGCGGCATCGTTGCGAAACCGGATGTATCTGAACTTCCAACATCGCTCCAAATTACGCCCGTGAGAGCGCCGATTCCGGATGTCATTCTTTCGGCGTTACCCGAATTTCGTAAAGCCCAGTCGTTCTTCTCAATACTCGAACGTCTTCAGCCGGAATTCGGAGGCTCCAACGAAAATGTCAAGCATTGCTGGCTTGGTATGAATGGATCTCTCATCGAATCGATGAGCCACGATGTAGGATTTTATGCGACCATTCATACTACGGAAAAACAGGAATTACCGGTATTCGTTAAACGTATTCATTTATTGGATCCGATTTCCGCGATGGAAGGAGACTATATCTGGCCGGACGACGGTGCTTTATCGGCTCCGAGCGATTTATGGAAAACGGCGCTTGCGAAAATCAACGATCCGATGAACGAAGCGTACGTCGATGCGCTCTTCGCGACCATCGCGAATCGTCTCGTCGATGCGCGCATATCGCCCCACTGGTGCCGAAGTTTTGGAACCTTTTCCGCACGCGCCGAAAAATATTTATTCAATATCTCCGACGAGTACAATAGTATGCGTAAAGAACCGTGGTGGCGACGGAATCAACGTCTCGGACTCTTCCGTTTACATAAAGAGGATGACGAAGATAACGCGGACGATAAAAGTACGCAGTTTTTGACGGAAGGATTATCGTCTATCGATATCGGTGATTTTGAAGCCGTGGAAGAGATCAATACGGTTCTTGCGGAAGACTCAGAGATGAGCGAAGCGGAACCCGAAATTTCTCCTACGGAAGCGAAGCCTATCGTACTCTCGGCGCCTAAACTTCGTCTAAAACGTATGGAAGCCGATGAAAGTGGGTCTAGCGATTCTGATGACGAATCTGAAATCGAGCAATTCGTAGAGTTTGATAATTTTCCCGTTCAGGTTACGCTACTCGAAAAGGCAGAAGGAACGCTCGAAGATTTACTCGAAGTCGAAGACGACGAATTAAAGGAAACGAAGGAACAGCGTTGGACCGCCTGGTTATTCCAAGTCATCGCCGCGCTCACATGCGCCCAACACTGGTTCGGTTTCGTACATAATGATTTACACTCCAATAACGTGATGTGGTCTGGTACTGGAACCACTCATCTATATTACCGCGTTCATAAAGGAAAGCAATCGTGGTGTATGAAAGTACCGACCTACGGACGTATTATGAAAATTATTGATTTCGGTCGTGCTTCCTATCATCTTCCAGAACCCGCCGGATTTATTATTAGTGATGCGTTCTATCCTGGTAATGATGCGGCAACGCAGTACAATTGCGATCCGTTTTACGATGCGACTGAAGGTAAAAAAGTCGAACCCAATCCGTCGTTTGATTTATGCCGACTTTCCGTCAGTATGATTGAATCCTTGTACGAGGAACGACCGGCAAACGCCACTCCCGTGAAAATTATGACGAAAGAACCCGGAAAAATGTACGCCGAAACCGTATCTCCCGTATATAATATGCTGTGGGAATGGCTACAAGATGACGAAGGAAAAAATGTATTACGTCTTCCGAATGGCGAGGAACGCTATCCCGATTTCGACTTGTATCGTGTTCTCGCCGCGGAAGTCCATAAGGCCGTACCCAGCCGACAAATCGAACGCACTCTATTCAAAGGATTCCAATGCGACGAAAAAGATGCGGAAGGACCGATTTATGAATTATACATTTGAAGTACGGATATTAACTCTTCGGATGTACCGGTATTCAGAATTTCAAAATCCATCGGTTCGTCGTCCAAATCGTGTTCGCTCGGATCCTCCAAAGGTTTCACGGATGAATTATAAATACGAAATCGATGAATCCTAGCCGAAGGAATAGCGCTACGAATACGTTCATATTCTTTTTTGAATCGCCAATCGTCAAGAATCCACGTTGTCACCTCAGGATTCGCGAGTATCTCGGTGACAACATAATCGGCCCAAATCGCGGGATTATCAGTTGTTTGCTTCATCTTCGTTGCGTACTCAATCAGTAATTCTCGTACCTGTTTATCGCAGGTCATCACAAATAACTTCTTACCTTCCTGTGTATCACAAATGTCGCGAGGAATAGAATAGATTCTTGCGACATCATCCTTCACTCGTTTCGCAAATGAGGTCCGCCGTACATTTGCGTACAAACCTTCGAGCAACTTACTTACGTGAGATTTTCCGGAACCCGCGTATCCCGAAAGAAGATAAATATCCATCGCTGTTTCTTGAACTAAGAATATTGTATAATTCATTTTTTTGATGGCATAGTATAGAAAATGGATTCTTTTTACTGGAAGAAAAAGTTACACGCGGTCGCCGTTCTTTTACTCATTATCGGCGGATTCAACTGGGGACTTCTTGCCTTCACCGGTAAAGACGCCGTGAGTACTCTGTTTGGTAAGGGTTCCATGGTCGCGAACGGAATCTTTTTTACCGTCGCCCTCGCCGCTCTCGCCCTAGCATTCTACCGCGATACCTATCTGCCGTTCTTGGGACCTACGATGATGCCATGCTCTTTGCTCAAGGAACAGGTTCCCGAAAACGCCGATTTCGAGGTTCGTATCTTTGTGAAGCCCGGTGCGAAGATTCTCTACTGGGCATCGGAACCGGCCAATAAAGATCTCGAAACCGTCCATAACTGGAAAGAGGCCTATCTAGGTTACCGTAACGCCGGTGTAGCGATTGCCGATAAAGATGGTTACGTCACCCTCAAGGTTCGCAAACCGCAAGCCTATACCGTCCCGGTACGGGGAGAATTATCGCCCCATATTCATTACCGTCAATGCGAGAACAACGGCTTCGTTGGACGCGTTGAAACTGTTACTCTGGACGGCAAGGAATACTTCGAGAACGTTGTGAAGAATGCGGAGGAAAAAGCACCGGTGGAAGGTAGCGAGTTTTCCTACGTAAAGCCTAGCACCGCCCAGGAGGAAATGGACGAAGTCGCGGCGAACACCGCGAAGAATTCGTTGATGCCCCAGACGGGAGCGATTGATGAACGTTCGCCGACGTTCGGTTACGATTACGATCAGGCCTTTACGAGCATCAAACCTACGAGGACGACTATGATTCATTATTCGTAGAGCCAAAAATTCAAACGACAGAATAGAAATGAACAATTACGAACTCACCGCCGAATCACTACCAGGAAAAGTCGAAGAGATCCGCATAG